GTGCACGGCGCCGACCGACGACGGCCAGCGGCCGGTGCACTGGTTGCACCTAGCGCGCACCGACCTGCTCGAGGGTGAGCAGCCGGCGGGGGGTTGAACGCCAGTCCGGGGGACCAGGGCTCGCGGGATCGTCTGCGCGTGGTGTGCGCGGCCGTCACCAACGAACTGGCGGGTCTGTGGGGTGTGGCCGACCTAGGGGAAGTGGCCGACCTAGGGGCCTGCTCGCGCGGGGGTCCGGGGGCATGGTCACCCGGACCCCCGCGCGTCTTATGCCGCGATCCGGCCGGGGTGCGCCGGCACGACGGGCACCACGGGGGCGCCGGCGGCGGCCGCGGCGTGGCGCTCGGCCAGCAGGCGGTCGATCGCGCGGTCGTCGTTGCGGATGGAGGACTCCATCCGGGTGATCTGCGCCTTCGCCCGGTGCAGGCGGTCGACGTGCAGTCGCAGGTCGCGGTCGATCGCGGCGAGTGCGCGGTGCTCGGTCACGTCCGACCTCCCTTGCGGTGGACAGTGGGGACACTGAGGAAGGGAAGCGCGGGCTTGACGAAACTGTGACAGAGAGTAGTCAGAGCGGTCAACGGGGGTCACCAGCCAGCCGCGCCAGGATGTCGGCGACGTCGTACCGGTCCCGCCCGTGCTTGCGCACCTGACCTCGGGAAACCCACTGCCGCAGGGTGGCCGCCCGGACGCCGAGCACGCACTCGACGGCCGCGGCGGTGGCGGTCAGGGGAGGCTGATCTGGCGACGCTGCGTACATGCTTCGCAGAGGTCGAGGATCCGGCCGGCGACCAGCGCCGAGGACCAGCCGAACTGGACCTTGGCCTCGTATCGGGCCTGCGCACCATTGGTGACAATCCCGACCGGGACCGCCTGGCGGCAGTCGTAGGGGCCGATCTGGCCGTCGCAGGAGATCACGGCGCGGGTGGTCATCAGGAGAGCCTTCCGTCGGCCGAGGTCAGGGCGTTCTCGGCGTTGGTGATGTAGTCGTCGAGGTCCCACTTCTCGACGAAGTAGTCCGGCACGTAGGGCGCCATCTCGCGCAGACCCTCGAGCGCGTCGGCGAGTTCGTCGCGCAGCGCCCGGTAGGCGTCCCGGCCGAAGCGGTACTCGGTCACGTCGATGCCTCCCAGTAGGGGCCGCCGGTCCAGGTGCGGCCGTCGAAGTCGCGGTGCGGGCCGTCGTGCTCGGTCCGCTCCTGGCAGTACCAGATGGCGCCGTCGTGGTCGTGGACCGCGCGGCACTGCTCGTAGCTCACGCGACCACGACCCGGTCGATGCCGGCGGCGGCGATGACCAGCGAGCACATGTGGCAGGGCTCGTCGGTGCAGTAGAGCGTGCCGCCCGCCGCCCGGTCCCGGCCGGCGTAGATGACAGCGTTCATCTCGGCGTGCAGCGCGTCGCAGCGGCCGCGCTGCAGGTCGTAGCCGATCATCCCGGGCTGCTGGTCGTAGGTCAGCCGACCACGGGGGCAGGCGCCGTCGGTCAGGCAGCCGGGCTGCCCGGCGGGGGCGCCGTTGTAGCCGGTGGCCACCACCCGATGCTCGGCGTCGATGATGACCGCGCCCACCCGCCGGCGGGTGCAGTCCGCCCGGGCCGCGACAGCCCTGGCCAGGCCGAGGCCGTACTCGTCCCACGATGGGCGCACCGGCTCGACGTCGTCGCCGTTGAGGTACCGCTCCTGCTCCCACTCGGCGTCGACCCGGTCGGCGCGCTCGGACTCGACGCGCAGCGGCTCCTGCTCGCGCAGCTCGGCGGGGGTGCAGAGGCCGTCGGCCCAGGTGCGCTGGATCCAGTCGTTGAGGTCGGCGAGCGGATCGGCGCCGGGGGAGTCCCAGCCACAGCCCCCCAGCGGTGTCCCCCAACGCGGGCAGCCGGCGTAGTGCGGCTCGTTGCCGAACTGCCGGGTGACGCCGTGGCGACCCTCGTCGCAGGTGCACTCGGGCCCGGTCACAGGGCGTCCTCCGGGGTGTCGATGAGCAGCCGCCAGCGGCGGACGTAGAGCTGGAACTCCCAGAGCAGCCCGGAGGCCTCGGCGAGGACGGCGTCGGCAGCGGGCAGGACGTCGTCGTCCAGCCAGCGCAGGAACGGCAGGCCCAGGTCGGTGAGCATCAGGCGGCCCGCAGGGTGGAGACGTGGCGGGCGACGTAGCGGCCGAAGGTGGCCACCGCGGCGTGCGCCTCGGGGTCGTGCGGGTGCAGCCACCAGTAGCCCGACTCCGGCGCCGGCGACAGGCACCACCAGACGCCGGGTGGCACCGGGGCCTCGCTGCGCTCCTCGTCGGCGTTGGGCAGCACCCGGCAGCGGGCGCCCTGGCGCGGCTTCCACGAGGTCTTGATCTCGTCGCGGGCGCTCATCGGGTGGTCACCTCCGCGTGCCCGTAGAAGACGACGACGCGCAGCGGCCGGTAGGAGTGCTCCTCGATCGGGACGGGCTGCAGCAGGTCCTCATCCCGCTCCATCATCGAGACGGGCGACTCGGCGAGCCGGGCCACCTTGATCTCGGGCCACAGGCTTGGGATGCCCATGATCTGACTGTCGTTCGGGCCGCCGACCAGGCGCGCCTCGTAGTCGATCATCGGACCCTCTCCACGGTGACGGTGACGACGGTGGGCTGGCCGGCGACCTTCCACGCCTCGCGGCTGATGGCCACGGCCATGTCGCGGTCGGCGCCGCCGAAGGATGCGGACTCCTCGTCGAGCCCGGCGATCGGCAGGGTGCGCTGGATCTTGAGGTCGCTCATCGCAGGGTCCTTCCGTGACGGGCCGCGCGGCGGGCGCGGGTGTTCATCAGCCGGGCCACGCGCTGCCGGCGGGCGCGGTCGACGGGGCGCTCGATCCAGAGGAACTTGATCGGGACGCCGAAGGCCTTGCCGATGGCCACCGTGAGGTTGCGCAGCTCGGCGGACGCCTCGCGGACGCGCGGGGTGAACCGGACGACGACGTCGTCGGGGAGGGTGCTCATCGGGACGCCAGCACCTCGGCGCGCAGCAGCCAGTGACCGGAGAAGGCGCCCGGGTAGGGGTGCGACTCCTGCTCGAGGACGAGGCGCGGCCAGGCGTCGAAGCGGCGACCGTTGAGGTGGGCCAGTCGGGCCAGCTCGGCGATCTGCCGAGCCTCGAACTCGCGCAGCACGGCGCTCGGCGCGTCGCCGGGGCGCTGCAGCATGAAGGCGCTGACGAGCTGGTGGCTGGCCAGCTTGCGCGTGTCGCTCATCGGGTGACCTTCCGGGTCGGCCGGCGGTCGCAGACCGGGCACTCGTAGACGACTGGCAGCAGCGGCAGCGCGGCGTCGACCTTGCGGGCCTGCATCAGCCCCTTGCAGATGCCGCACTCGCGGCGCTCCTCGGTCACCACAGGTCGGCCTCCGCGTCGATCGCGGCACGGACGAGGCAGTCCTTCGCCTCGAGCAGGTGGCGCAGCGCGGCCGAGAGCTCGGGGCCGTCGGGGAGCTGATTGACCAGGCCGTGCACGGTGTCGTGCACCGTGGCGCTGACCGTCTTGGGCAGCCCGTCGCGCAGGTGGTGGTAGTCGAACCACCGCAGCAGTTGCTCGGTGGCGGGGTGGCGGGTCATGCGGCTTTCCCTTCGTGTTCTTGCTGTCGGACGGCCAGGGCGAGGCGGACGAGGTCGCGCCCCTCCCAGCGGTGCGCCTGGTCGCGGTCGCACTCGACGGCCTGCACGCCACCGGCGGCGGTGTGGATGACCGGGCCGGTGTGCACGTCGGCGCGGACCGGCCAGAGGCGGCCGCCGCACTCGACGAGGTCTTCGTCCAGCCGCGGGCAGGTGCCGGGCAGCGGGCCGGGCTCGGCCGTGCCGTTGAGCGCCTGCAGTTGGGCGAGCAGGGTGTGGATCTGGTCGAAGCACAGGTCGATCCACGGCTGGGCGGCGACCCACTCCAACCGGCGGGAGAGCAGTCGGCACTCGGTGGTCACGTCGCGGGACGGCGGCGCGGTCATGTCGAAGGCGTCCCGGACGTTCTGCGCCCACCGGTGCAGCACGCCGAAGGCCGAGAGCCGGTCGTCCGCGCCGGACGCCGAGGTGACGTCGCCGGGGTCCACGTAGCGGGGGTCGCGGGCCACCACGGCGTCGATGCGGACCGGCGCCTTCGTGTTCTTCAGCCCGCCACCGCTGCCGCCGTCGCTGGTGGCCACGGCCATGGACTTGGCGGCGTCGACGTCGGCGAACTCCTCCTCCACCCGGATCAGTTCCTCGGCGAGCTGGTCGAGGTGGCGCCGGCAGATCGCCAGCCCCGCCTCGGCGCGGTGTGGTCGGCCGGGCAGCGCGCAGTCGCTCACTCCCGGTCCCGGGACTCGACGAGGGTCCACTCGCCGTCCTGGTGCACCCAAATCTCGCGGATCATGCGGTACCCGCGGCGCCGGTAGCCGATGGCCTGCCGGGCCGTGCCCAGCGAGGTGTGCGACTTCCACTCCGGGGAACGCTCCGAGACGCGGGTGACGAAGGTCTGCGGGTCGAACGGCGGGGGGCTGCCGGCGTCGCGCTGGTCCCACGAGGTGCTCACCCGGGCGCTCATCGGGGCGCCCGGTGGCGGCCGACGACGGGGATCTCCTCGGTGGTCGGCGCCCACGGCCCGTGGATGACCAGCGGCACCGGAGTGGTGTCGAAGCGGCCGCCGGGGGTGGTCACGCCGACCTGACCCTCGAGCGCGGTCAGGTCGGTGGCCAGCTCCTCGATGTCGAGGCGCAGGCCCTCGATGTCGTTGCCGAGCTGCTGGACCTCCCAGAGCACCCAGATCAGGCCGACCGTGGCCAGCACCAGCAGGCCGATGGAGAGCAGCAGGTTGCCGGTCATCGTCCGTCCTCCAGGTAGAGCAGGGCCGTGCGCAGGTCGAGGATCAGGGCGCGAAGCACGTCCGGGTCGTCGAGTGGGATCACGCCGGAGCGCGACGGGCGGCTGGGGGACAGCGAGACGACCGGGGTGTGGTCGCGGCGCTCGCCGAGGATCACCGTGATCGGGCCGACCCGGGGGCCGACCAGCGGGCGCAGCGCGTGGCGGACCGGGCTCACAGGACGTCACCCACCCACGGGGCGGCCTGCCCGTCGAGCATCACCGCGTCCAGGGCGGCGATCTTCCGGTTGAGCCCGGCCACCCGGGCCCCGATGAGCACCGGCGGCAGGTTGGACTGCCGATACCGCTCGCGCAGGTGGGCGAGCTCGGCGATGGCGTCGCGGACGTTGAGCGCGGCCAGCCCGAACAGGGTCTGCTGGACCGTGGCGGGGCGGGCGGTCATGCCGCGACCCGCAGGACGACGGTGAGGTGCATCTGATTGACCTCCGGGTAGTGCTCGACGTCCCAGGCCTCCACGGGCGAGCGACGGATCAGGCGGACGAGGGTTTCGGTGTCCGGGGACAGGCCCGGCTGGTGCGCGCCGATGGCGTGCCCGCAGTGCGTGCACAGCTGGAAGTCGCCGGGCTTGTAGTCGTGGTCGGGGTGGCCGCTCGGGCAGCGGCAGACGATCACCGAGGGATCTCGCGGACCGCGCCGCAGCAGACACAGTCCAGCCACGCGGCCTGGCCGTCCTCGCGGACGATCATCAGGTGGCTTCCCGCCGCGCAGCCGCGACAGGTGGCGACCTCGACGACGCCGTACTCCTCCACGGTGCTCACACGCCCACCACCCGGGCGAGCGCGGTGCACTGCGGGGGGTGCAGGTCGCGGGTCATCCGAATGAAGCGGACCCGGTACTGGCGCTGCCAGCCGTCGTTGGCGATCGTCGTCTTGTGGCAGTGCGGGCAGGTCCAGCGGTCCTCGGCGATGTCGCTCACCGGGCGCCCCACTTCGCGTAGTCCGACGGGGCGGGCACGATCGCCCGGCCGGCGGGATGGCGGGCCATGGAGGCCTGCCGGTCGCGCCAGTCGAAGGCCCACTGGGCGAGGTCGGCGGGCATCACGTCGCCGGGGAACCGGTTGTCGTCGAAGAGGGCGATCCAGGAGCGGGCGTAGACGGCGTCGACCAACTGCGAGCACAGCTCGTGCCCGCCGGTGGCCACCCGGTGCTCGATCCACCGGGAGGGCAGGTGCAGGTGGATCGCGGCCAGCGAGGCGTAGTCGAGGAAGGAGTACGGGGTGCCGATCGACGCCTCGGCCTCGGCGACGATCCGCTGCCGCAGGGTGGCCTCGGCGCCGGTGAGCACGCCGGCGGTGGTCTCGGCGAGCAGCGGGTGCACGCGGCGCAGGTGGGCGAGGGTCCGGCGCTTCGCCGCGAGGGCGGACTGGACGGGGCCGTCGCTGATCAGCAGCGGCCGACCGTCGTAGTCGGCGAGGTGGCCGACGATGGCGCCGCCCGGCTGGGCCTCCACCGTGGCGCCGTCGGCGGTGGTGATGATCCCCGCGTGGCACCACTGCGCGGCGTAGGGGGAGGCGCCGGCCAGCCGCTGGCCGAGGCGGATCGCGGTGCCGGTCAGCCCCTCGATGGGGGCGAGGAAGAACGAGCCGGGCTCGTAGCGGGCGCTCACGCCGACACCAGCGCGAGGGTGAGGCCCAGCGGGGCCGACTTGGCCCGGGCCCGGGCGGCCGCGGCGTACTCCCGGCGCTTGCCGAGGAAGGACTGGCGCTGGGCGTAGTAGGTCTTGCGGGCGTCCTTGCGCCGGGCGTCGGCGGCCCGGCGGCACGGCCGACACTCCCAGCCGCCCTTGGGGTTCTTGTAGGCGTTCTCCGGGGTGCGCGGGTGGCCCTTGGTGCAGCAGTCGCTGCCCGGGCTGACGCGGGGGCCGGACTCCTCGCCGTCCGCGCCGACCGTCGCGCCGGTGTCCAGCAGCAGCATCCCGTGCTTGCGCCGCCAGGTCTGGCGCTGCCGGGGGGTCATCCCGCCGTAGACGCCGGAGACGACGTGGGTCACGCCGTAGGCGAAGCACTGCTCGATGAACGGGCAGCCGTCGCGGCAGATTGAGGCGGCCCGCTTGGCCTCCTCACCCTCCGGCTGGTCGGGGGTGAACAGGTCGGGGTCGCGACGGCACGGCTGGGAGCCGTCCATCTTCGGGAAGGGGGCCGGACGGGTGTAGGTCGGCAAGGGCTCGGCGCCTCTCAGAACGGCGGCGGCGCAGCCGGGTCGTCCTCGGGCACGGTCCCCAGCAGGGATCGCACGAGGGCGGCGGCTTGCGTCAGCGCGCAGTGGTCGATGTGGTCATCGGCCACCGGCGTGCACGCATGGGCACCGAGCACCGGTCCGCGATTGCCAGCGCGGATGTGTTCGGGACGTCGAAGGATCAGCCACTCCCCGCGAACCTCGTAGGTGCGCCGCCCGCCCATGAGGGCGGCCAGCTCACCGAGGTCGTTGAGGGCGACCGGATCGACGCGAACATCCAGCCCCCCGACGGTGGCGGCCAGGAGGGGGGCGGAGCAGCGAGAGCAGGTGGTTGCGGTGGGCGCCTTCGTGATGAGGAAGTCGAACCGCGGCACGGACGTTACCCGGCGATTACCCACTGTGGGCCACCGATGACAGAAATCTCACGACAATGTTGCGAGGGTCCAGACGGAGCCCGGTCCGGGCGTCGGTGAAGGCCTGGCCGTAGAGCATCAGGTCGAGGCGGATGGCCTCATCGTTCTGGCTCGTGAGGTCTTCGGTGATCTTGTCTTGGTGAAGTGGTACCAAGTGGTACCCGAGTGGTTCCGTGGTACTACCTACGGTGGGTGGGGGGAAGTAGTACCGAGTACCCCCGTCGTAAGACGGGGTACTGGGTACTGCTTTCACCCGGGGGGTCGTAGGGGGGAGAGTCCCATCAAGATCGCGGTACTGGTTCACGACTCTTCCCGGAAGGGCTTGATCGAGCGGATGGTCGGATAGCCGCGCACCGCCGGTCCGTCGGCGGCGATGAAGCCGTCCTGGGTCAGTTCGACGATCGCGGCGTAGATGTGCGTCCGGTTGCCCCCGACGGCGTCCACGATCGCGTTCTTGCTCAGGGCGGCACCGGCGGCCTCCAGCACCTTGGAGACGCGCTGCATGTAGCCGGTCGGCTGAAACCCCTTGCCCTTGTTCTTGCCGTCCTCAGCGGCCGCCTCAGCGGTCCGGGGCTCCTGCACGGTGATCGCGGTGCGGCCCGGTTGCGAGGAGTCGACGAGGACGACGGCCGCCTCCTGCGTGCGGTCGCCCTTGCGGTAGGCGCCGGCGTGCGGGCGGATCTCGCCCGGCCGGTCCTTGGCGACGCGCATCGAGAGCCGCCCGACCATGCCGACGCCGAGGGGCTCGATGACCTCCACCATGTAGGCGGCGCCGTCCAGGGCGGCCAGCTTCGCCTGCGCGCCGATCGCGAACCGGCCGCGCGCCTCGGAGTCCTTGACGACGTGGTCGATGAGCACCAGGGCGGCGCCGGTCTCGTGCGCGATCCGCCGGGGGATGGCGCGCACCCACTTGCTCACCTCGTCGTTGTCCTTGGACGGGACGGCGAAGGTGCCGAGGGCCTCGGTGACGCCGTCGAGCACGACGACGGCGTAGGAGCGGGAGAGCAGCTCCTCGAAGGCCAGGTGCTCGCGGGCCAGGGTGGACGGGTCGACCTCGGGGCGCAGGTAGTGGAACCGCTCGCGCAGCGCCTCGCCCGGGACGCCCATGAGCAGCAGCCGGCGGAAGACCACGGCCGGGGTGGACTCGTAGTCGATCATCGCCACGAACTCGCCGGCCTTGAGCCGCTCGGCCATGGCGTGCAGGCCCAGCCACGACTTGCCCGACTCGCTCTCGCCGGCGAAGGAGTGCACGGCCGCCGGGTAGAGCAGGTGCACGCCGTCGACCCGGGCCATGATCGTCGGCTTCTGCGGCTCGTAGGTGCCGTCGATGAACGCCGTCGGGTCGATCGGCGCCCACGACGGGTGGTCCTCCTCCACGGGCAGCGCGACCGCCGTGGCGGCCCCTGGCGCGTCGAACACGCTCGCCGAGGGTGAGGACACCGGGGCGGGCTCCGGCGGGGCGCTGGCGGGGCGCTCCGGGCGTTCCGGTAATGGGCGGGTTCCGCTGACAGCGGAATGTGGCGATTCCCGGACGGGCTTGGAGCCGAAGCCCCTCGAGCGCAGTTCGCGGGCGGCGCCGGAGTAGTCGCGGCCGTAGCCGTTGAGCAGCGCGAAGGCGGCCAGCTTGGAGTAGGAGGTCTCCGGGTCGAACTCGGTGGAGCTGGTGAACACGTAGAGCAGGTCGTGGTCGCCGTAGCCGGTGGTCGCCGAGATCCCGACCTTCTTGCCCGGCCGCCGCCAGTAGCGCACGGCGCCCCGGGCGAAGACCAGCCGCCAGCCGGCGGGCACCAGGATGTCGGCCCAGTCGGTCTTCGCGGCGAAGTCGTCGCCGGGGGAGACCTGCCCGGGCTCGGCGAAGGTCGAGCCGGGGGCGGCGAACATCTCGCGCGCGGCGTTGGTGACGTTCTCCGCGCCGAGCTCGTCGAGGCTGGCGGCCAGCCGGTGCAGCGTCTGGTGCTCGTCGACCGTCAGGACCGGGACGCCGCCGGGCGCCGACGGCGGCACCAGCCGCCACGCCTTGCCGGTGGGGTGGGTGCGCCCGGCCGATGGGGCGATGACCACCCACCCGCCCTCGCCGCGGGTCTCGGCGAGCACCTGGATCTTGCCGTCCACCCGCCGGCGGGCCAGCTTGGTGTTGCCGGGCACCGGGCCGTCGACCCGGTAGATCCAGTGCAGGCCGCCGGACGGCGACATTTCGACGTAGGTGTTGAGCTTGGCCCAGAGGTCGATGACGCCCGCCTCGTGGAACATGTCGCGCAGCACGAGGTGCAGGCCGTCGGCGACGGCCGCGCCCTCCAGTTCGGTCATCTCCAGGTTGCCGGAGACGGCGCCGCAGATCAGCCCGATGCCATCGGCGGCCTGGGCCCAGCCCTCCACCTGCTCGCGGGTGGGGCGCGCGTGCTGGTAGGTCTGCCACGGCACGGCCGGGCGCTTGGAGCCGTCGATCGCCGCGCCAAGCACGCTGGCGCCGGCGTCGTGCCAGGCGAGGGCGGCGTCGACCAGCTCGGTGCTCACGACGCCTTCTCGTCGAGGTTCACGCGGCCGCCTCGTCCCGGGCGCGGGCGCGGGCCCGGCGCTTGTACTCGGCGCGCGAGGCGTTGGCCGCCGCGCGGCAGGCCTCGTCCACCGGCTCGCCGTTGCGCTTGTGCCGCGCGGCGGCCGTGGCGGTGCCGCAGGGGGCGAGCGTGCGGCCCTTGCGGACCCTCCGGGCGCGGTTGTAGGCGCGGCGAGCCTCCAGGCACTCGCCGCAGAGGGCCTCGCCGCGGCGCTTGTGGCCCGACGCCCCGGCGATGGTGCCGCAGGTCGGGTACGCCGTCCGGGCGCGCACCGCCTTGACCAGCGAGCCGGGCGGCAGGTTGCGCAGCCCGACGGGCAGGGCGGGGTTGTCGCGCAGCGGCGGCGCCTCGCCGAACTTCGCGGCCAGCTTGCCCCGGCTGTACTCGTCGTCGAAGCCGACGAACCGGTTGCCCAGGTCGTACTCGCTACGGTCGTCCGGGGCCACGGCGTGGCCGGTCGGGTCGATCAGGCCGAGGGCGTCGAGCAGCTCGCGGCGCTCGGCGACCGGTAGCTCGAGGAGCGCGACCGCGCGGGCGGCCAGCCGGTTGACCGACCAGTCCCCGGTGCTCACGCGGCGTCCTCGACACGGGCGAGCCGGGCGTCGATCAGCGGCAGGTAGTCGGCCTCGCGCTCGATGCCGATGACCTGGACGCCCTCGAGCACGGCGGCCTCGATGGTGGTGCCGGAACCGGCGAACGGGTCGAGCACGACGGCGCCGGGCGCGGCGACCAGGCGGATGAGCCAGCGCATCAGCGCCAGCGGCTTCACCGTGGCGTGGACGATCCTGGTGCCGCTCTCGTCCACGTAGGACGGCCGCTCGCGCGTCGGCGCCTTCGCCACGTACTGGAAGACCGGGAAGAACCGGCTGGCGCCGCCCTGGTCGGCGTGGAACGCCGGCGCGCGGTCACCCATGCCCCGGAAGGCGCCCTCCATGCTGTCGGACTTGGACGCGCCGGAGTAGGTGGCGCCCGACGCTGGCGCCTTCGCCCCAGCCGCCGGTGCCTGCCGGTCCAGCTCGCCGACCGGGCAGCCCCCGGCGCAGGCCCAGACCGGTGCGGTCACGTCGGCGCCGACGAAGCCATCGCCGCGCTCGTAGCCGGAGACGAAGCCGCCGGAGGCCTTCGCGCCGCCGCCGACCCGCTCGGTCGCGGTGCCGACCTGCTCGCAGCCGTCGGCGTGGGTCAGCAGGACGTTGGTCGGCCAGCGACCCCCGGCCGAGGCCGAGCCGCCGCCGGGGTGCAGGTTGGTGTCGCCCTCGCGCTCGGCGCCACGGGTGCCCGCATGGCCCCGGTCGCCGGAGTGGTTGCGGGCGTAGTCGGCGTCGGCGACGGTCACTCGGGTGGCGTCGATGTTGAGCGCACCGGTGCCGTGGGCGAGCACGTTCGTGGCGACCGTGCCGACCAGTGGCTTGCGGCCGACCACGATCGGCTCGAACGCGGGCTTGAGCGCAGTGCCCCAGCCCTGCCAGTCGGCCGCCTCGTCGGCGCCGGGGGTGGCCTTGTCGATCGCCTTGGCGACGTCCATGGACTTGGGGAAGCCGGACCCGTAGAGCCAGGCGATCGAGTCGCGGATCTCGAAGCCGGCGTCCTCGATGGCGACGGCCAGGCGGTGCCAGGTGCGGGCGCCGCCGAAGGAGAGCAGGTGGCCGCCGGGCTTGAGCACGCGCAGACATTCGGCGGCCCACATGCGGCACCAGTCCTGGTAGCCGTCGCCGGACCATGGCGGGTCGACGTACTCGCGAGTGCGCTCGACCCGGGCCTTCAGGTCGGCCATCCGCGACCAGTCCGCGCGACCGGTCCAGCGATGGCCGCGCTTCATGTTGTTCCACTCCACGACGGCCTGGGCCCAGGGCTCGTAGTCGAGACGCTTCTTCGCCCGCAGGGGGTACTTGTCGAACAACCGAACCAGTCGCAGACAGCCCGTCTTGTCGCCCACGGTGTAGGTGCTCTGAGGGTGCGCGTTGCCACTGCCGTCCCCGTCGTTGATGTGGCCGATGCCGCCGAGGAACCGCTGGATTCGCTCCAGCGTGCCGCGCTCGTCGCGACGGACCTTGATCGCGAAGGTGCAGGTGTAGGTGCCGCGCTCGTGGCGCTGGACGCGGAAGCAGCCCTCGCCATCGACGAACCCGGCGAGCCAGTAGGCGAAGGCGGCGTCTTCGTCCTCGTTGTGGGTGTCCCACTCGCGGCCCATAAATCCGAGCGAGTAGGGCGGGTCGCAGACGATGGCGTCGATCGAGTTGTCGGCGAGCTCGCGCATGACGTCGAGGCAGTCGCCGTGGTGGATGGTGACCTGTTCGGAGGCGTGGTGGGGCAACGGTCGACTTTCCGCGAGGTGGTGGGTGGTGGTGCTGCCCGGTGCCGGGCGGGAGTGGTGGCGGCCAGGCCGCCCGGCACCGGGGCGAGGGTCAGGCCGCAGCAGCCTCGGCGGCCTTGCGCTGCAGCAGGGCCTGCACCTCCGGGGGGAGGCTGTCGAGGTTGGGGATCTGACCGGCGGTGACGGCCGCCGGCGCGGCGGCCGGGGTGGGCTTGGCGAAGCCGCCGCCGAGGAACTCGGGGTTCGCACCGAGCCACGCCGTCGCCCGGGCCACGGCGGCGCCGTCGTTGTTGGCGGCCTCCAGCACCCACGGGGCGGTCTGGCCGGTCTTGGCCACGCCCTGGCCCATGCGGGCGAGGATCGGCTGGCCGCCGATCTTGTCCTTGGTGGCGCTGATCAGCGCGACGTTGAACCACAACGCCGAGCGGTAGACCTGGCCGGTGTCCACGTCGGCGAGGTCGACGGAGACGGCGTCGGAGACGCCCATCTTGGTGGGGATGTTCTCCCGGTACTCCTTGGGCACCACGATGAGCAGGTGGCCGGAGAGGTCCGCCGGCTTGGCGATGTCACCGGACAGGGTGGAGGGTGCGTCGAACACAGGGGTCCTTTCGGAGGTGGTTGTGGTGCACCGGCCGCAGACGTCGGCGGCCGGGGTCTTGGGGGGTGCGACTACCAGAGGTCGCGCTCGGCGAGCACGCCGATCACGCCGTAGCCGGCGAGGTCGAGCAGGGTGTCCTCGAGCGCCTCGTCGGGGACGCCGTTGCCGAGGCTCCGGTCGTGGGCGAGGTTCTGCAGCCGGGCGTGCTTGTCGAAGATCCGCACGCGCAGGCCGTTGAGCGGGCCGCCCGGGGCGTCCTTGATCGCCGACGGGCCATAGGCGCGGTTCTTGCGGATCAGTAGGTCGCGCAGCTCGTCGCACGCCTGGGCGATGCTCTCCTCGCGCCGCTCCTGCTCGGTCACTTGTGGGTGCCGCCCTGGACGACGGTGGAGGCGCCGGAGTCCACGATCTTGCCGTTGGCGTCGGCCGAGGCCTGGCCGCCCTCGGTCTCGACGTAGCCCTCCCAGTAGTCGACGCGCTTGGTGCCGTCGCCCTGCACGCACACCACGTAGGTGCCGGAGGTGTCGCCGGAGTAGACGCCGGTCGGGTCGGGCTGGGGCAGGGTGATGGTGCCGTCGCCGTACTGGCCGTGCGCCTGCGACTGCTCGGGGTTGGTGAGCTGCGTGGTGGCCGGGACCGGGTAGCCGATCGACGGGCAGGACTTGATCACCTTGCCGTCGTTGGACAGGAAGAACGTGGTGGTCGCGGTGCCCTTGATCTCGGCCTGCTCGACCTCGATCACGGTCTGGCGCATCTCGGAGTAGTTGCCGGTCGGAACCGGCTGGTCGCGCTGGTAGGTCTCCATCAGCGAGTTGCTGACCCGCTGGTCGTTCTGCGCGGCCGAGGGCCCCGGGTTGGTGCAGGCCGACAGGCCGAGCACGGCGACGCCGGCGATGGGGACGAGGGCGAGGGTGCGGCGGTTCACGGTTCTCCTTGGGTCAGCAGCCGAGGCGGGCGGCATCGGCGGTCAGGTCGGCCGGGGCGGCCTGGGCGAGGTCGACGTAGAGCGCGCAGAACTCGTCGCGGATCGACGCCTGCTGCTCGGGCACGGCGGTGGCGCGGTAGCCCTCGGCGAGGTCGCGCAGGTGGTCGACCTCGGCCTGGACGTAGCCCTGCGAGTGGGTGTTCACCTGAAACTCGCGGTTGACGTTCTGCTCGGTGAACCACCACCCGGCCGACCAGCCGCCGAGGACGACGCCGGCGGACACGATGAGCGCGCCGAGGGTGGCGAGGGTGGCCTTCACGCCTGCTCCACCTGCTCGTTCCAGGCGGCCTGCCAGGTGCCCCGGCAGTGCACGGCGATGATGGCGTTCTCCTCGTCCAGCACCGTCAGGTCGCCGTCGGCATCCCAGTCGAAGGCGGTGCCCCGGAGGTAGTTGGTGGTCGTCCTGTCGGTGTCGCGGACCTTGATCACTGCTTCCCTTCCATGACGCCGGCGCAGCCCTCGGAGGCCGCCACCGAGCGATCGGTCGTGTAGTACGGGCAGAAACGGCAGCCGTCGGTGTCCCGCGGCAGCAGCCCGACGAAGTCATCGAGCGCGTCGAGGTGCTCGGCGACGTTCATCCCGACGACGAGGTCATCGAGGTCGCCGAGCGCCCCGTGGCAGACCGTGGGGTCGAAGTCCTCGGTCCAGATGTGGGTGTCGGCGAGGAAGCCGGTGCGCGGCAGGAAGACGATCGCGACCTTCTTGACCGGCTTGCCCTGGTTGGCCCAGCCGACGCCGTAGGTGTGAGCCTGGACCCGGTACTGCCTGCTCGGGCCCGCTGACCGGTACTTCTTCAGTGACGAAGCGCCCACGACTTTCCAGTCGACGACGGTGTCGGATTCCAGGTCGTAGAGGTCGCAGGAACCGCGCAGGCCCTCGCGGATGGTGACCTTCTCCTCGAGCAGCCAGCGGACCGGCTGACCCGTCTTCTGGCGGCCGACGTTGTCGGCGGCGAACGCCTCCTCCAGCCAGGCGTGCACGGCGGTGCCGATGGTCGCGGCCCAGCGGTCACCCTTGTTGCGCTCGGGGGCGCCGAGCAGCTTGAGTGCGGTCTTCCGCCGGCAGCCGGCGCCGATCTCCGACGGGCCGATCTGTGTCTGCCGGGAGCGCGGTGCGTTCTCGGCGCTGCCGGTGATGACCGAGAGCAGCTGGCCCAGCAGCGGCGGCGGACCGGCCGGGGCGGCGAAGGCGACGCTCACCGGGTCACCGCCACCAGGACGGCGCGGGCCAGCAGCGGCGGGACGGCGTTGCCGATCTGCTGGAACTGTTTGGTCTTGGTCCCCTGCCACGGGTAGTCGCGCGGGAAGGACTGCAGGACGGCGGCCTCCTCCAAGGTGACCCGCACCGACCACTTCCCGAACTGCAGCGTCTTACCCCGGCCGGGGTGGCAGTCCTCGGTCATGCACTTGTGGCCGGGCTGCCCAATGCGCGGGTCACCCTGCACTGTGGTGGCCGGGCGCTCGGCGACCCACTGCGGACGCTCGTGCCCGAAGGCCAGCGTGGCGGCGGGCTCGTCGAGGTCGCGCAGCGTGGAGTTGGGGCGCAGGTTGGTCGGGCAGAGCTGGACGTCGCCGGGCGCCGGACGCTCGCCCGCCGGGTGCACCTTCCAGGCGCTACCGGCCTTGCCGTCGACCGTCGGCGCCGGGGCGTCGATCGGCCGCTCGTACCCCTTGACGTGCTCCCGCCAGTCGGTGCCCTCGCGCTGCTCGGGGCCGATCAGGTGCTGGTTGGCGCCGGTGGAGACGACCCAGTCCACCGAGTTGAGCCGGGCGCCGAACATGACCGTCGGCGCGGGCTCGTCGGCGACCCGCACGCCGGCCTTCTCGTGGGTGCCGTTGACGTAGGTGACGTCCGCGCCCTCGGCGTAGGACTCGCCCGGGCCGGGGTTGGTGGAGTCCTGGCCGTACCACTTCTCGGGGTCGTCGATCCACGCGGCCGCGCCGCCACCGGCGATCGTCGGGGCGGGCTCGTCGCTCGGCCTGGGGCGACCGGCACCGCCGGCGCCGGCGCCGACCATCCAGACGTCGCCGCCCGGGGCCCAGCGTCCGGCTTCCAGTTCGCCGTAAATCTCGGCGCGGCCGCCGGAGCCGCCGACCTTCTCCTTGTCCGGGCCACCAGTGGACCGCGAGCACGCGATCGTCGGGTACGGCCGGGCGGTCATGCCCCAGCCGAGCGCCTCGGCCATCGAGACCCACGGGATGAGCCCGTCCTCGGCGCCGGTGAACCGGCTCTTGCCCTTGGCGTAGGCGGTGTGCGTCGGCGCCGGCAGGGACGCCTCGGCGGCGCAGGCGCAGCCCATCGGGAGCCCGGCGTCGCAGTGGCCGCAGACCGTGCGCCGCTTGGCGACGAGGATGGCGCGCTTGCGGGTCTGCGGGACGCCGTACTGCTCGGCCGAGAGCTTGCCGGTGGCCACCGAGTAGCCCCAGTCGCGCAGCACCTCGGCGTAGGCCTCCCAGACCGGGAGGACGGCGGGCACCTGCTCCAGGGCGATCCAGTCGTAGCCGCCGAAGGCGAGGGCGTCGCGGATCCAGCGCAGCGGTTCCAGCACCAGGCCGGTGCGCTCGTCGGTGTAGACGCCGTAGTCGATCGCCTCGCCGTTGGCGACCTTCTTGAGCTCGAGGAGCACGGTGTCCAGCGCGAGGCGCCCGGCGCCCTTGCCGGCGGCCGAGAAGGTCTGGCACGGCGGGGAAGCGATCAGCCCGCGCGCCTCGGGGAACTCCTGCGGGTCGTAGTGGCGGATGTCGCCCTCGTAGGTGGACAGCCCGGCCGCCCGGCGGGTGGCGCAGGCGGCGGCGTCGATCTCGATGCCGAGGACGTGCAGGCCGAGCTCGCGGGCGGCCACGTCCCAGCCGCCCGGCCCGGCGAAGAGGTCGACGGCGTCGACCAAGGAGACGCTCACGCGGCCACCTCCGGGTCGCCGTAGCCGGAGCAGCGCAGCAGGTGGGTGGCGTCGGACAGGCGCAGCAGCACCAGCCAGTCGCCGACGGTGGTCTCGCCCTGGCCGTTGCAGCGGAAGACCACCAGCGGCAGCGCGCCGCCGGCGGTGGACTCGGCCTGCTTCACCCACGCCAGCGGGTTGAGGTCGGAGCGGGCCTTCACCTCGATCGCCAGGCCGGGGGTGCCGAGGATGTCGCGGCCGCCCCGGCCGGCGCCGGTGGGCTCGGCGAAGGGGAAGCCGCGCTCCTGCAGCCAGTCGGCGACGACCTTCTGCGTGCGGTAGCCGCGGTGCTTGCGCGACTGGTTGGTGCTCACTCGGTCACCACGACGTCGTCGTCGGACCACGGCTCCAGGTGGCGCCCCTCGTCGGCGGCCGCCTGGTAGTCCTCGAGCAGGTCGTCGACCGCGTACCACGCGGAGGACTTCTCGTCGTAGCCGTCGCGGTAGGACGTCAGCCAGGCCTCGATGGCATCGCCGGGCTGGGGGAAGTGCTGGGACATGGGCTCCTCGTTCACGGGCGGTGGGTCACGGAGACGGCGTCGGCGAGTGCCTCGGCGAAGCTGGGGTGCGGGGTGCTGCGGACCGGGCGGCCCTCGACGTGCACGACGACGCGCCACTGGCCGTCGCGGCGGCTGACCGAGGCGCGCACCTCGGGGCGGCGGAACAGGCGGCGCAGCAGGCTCACGCCTCGGCCCGATCGAGCAGCCGGAAGCGGCGGCTGGTGTTGCTGCGCAGGTAGCCGCCGACCAGCGCGGGGTGCTCGCTGCGCAGCCGGGTGACGTCGACCGTGGTGCGGGTGCTGGTCTTGTAGGTGGCGATCGGCAGGCCGCCGATGCGGGCCTCCTCGGCCTCGCCCATCAGCGCCTGGATCTGCTGGACACAGGCGTCGATGACGTCCTGCCAGGGGCGGATCTTCTCGTCGAGGTCGGACTGCTGGGCGCGCAGCGCGTCGACCTCGGACTGGGCCCGGGCGATGGTGTCGAGCAGGGTGGCGTGCTGATCGAGGTCGATCGCGGACATGCGGGGGCTCCACTGTGTTGCGGGAATGGATGGGGAACCCCTGGGGCGCGCGCTTCCCCGCGCACCACCAGGGGTCGATCGGAAGGCCACCGAGGGCCGGGTGGGATTAGCCCTTTGTGAGGGGAATCGCGGCACCTGCGGGCGATTCGCAGCCGCTACGCGCTTGACCGCCAGCGGGGCGGCCGTAGATTGGGCGCGCGGCGGATGTTTCGTCGGATGACGACACGGGGTATCTCCGTCCGCAGGTGGTAGTGGTTGCCCCCCCGACCCGGTGATTCAGCTTGGCGGCCAGGACCGGGCGGGGGTGTGGCTCACAGTGAGGGCGCGATGACGCCCTGTCGTGGAAGCCGCTGCAGCGTATGAAGCGGCGCGACAACGACACAACGGGGTTGCCCCGACTTTTCGGTGAGTTGTCGCGACCCCCACTGGCCTTGTCGTATCGTTCACAGCAAAGAGCCCCGTCGTAGGGGAGGAATCGGCGACCCCCGGGTGGCCGATTGCGGGGCTCCGACGCACAGACAGGGCGACGTTGGCGCAGGAAGTGGACGCTTTTATCCGCGCGGTGGACGCCGCCTGGGATCGACTCAATCGCATCGAGGGCCGGACGGTTCCCGTCCGCGAACTCTGCCGCCGCGCGCAGGCCAGCGCGGCCCTGCAGGCCAAGGTCTTCTACCACCTCAACCGCAAGCGGCAGTGGGTGGAGGGCCACCGGGTGCCGCGCGAGGTCATCGACCTGCTCGCCAGCCAGCTACCCATCGAGGACGAGGAACTCCTGCGGGCCGCGAGCCTGGCCGCCGGGTTCACCGTCGAGCTGGGCGTCGGCGACGGCGCGCCGGACCTGCACATCCGGGCCATCGCCCGGTTCTGGGAGCGCGACGACGTCGACGAGGACCGCAAGGCGGCCGTCTACGAGCAGCTCATGGACGTCCTGCGCGAGGAGCACCTGCGGGTCCGGCAGATGCGGGCCGCCGGGTGACGTGCGCTGCGTCACCCCGCCCGGCGAGTCGGATCCCGACGGCCTAACGTGGCCCTCGCGCGTTTCGTTGCTGGGTAGCATCGGATCGCGCGCCGCCCCCCCGGGCGGCATCCCGACTCGCCTGCTCCAACCCACGGGGGAAGCTCACTTTGTCCTCTTCCCAGCTCGCCTCGGACACTCTGCGCGGCCTGGCCGGCGCCCTGTCCGGGCGCTACAGCATCGACCTGCCCGGCGGCATCCACCTGCACACCCGGCGGCTGCCGTGGGGGGTGGCGGCCGCCGCCATGGTCATCGACGGCGACCTGTACCTCTACTGGGACACCGACCAGCCGCAGGCCGGGCGGCACGCCCTCGAGCTGGTGCGCGAGCACGCGCCGGAGCTGCTCGGCTATCTGGACTCGATCGGCGACCTGCTCGACCCCCCGACGGGTGAATATCCGCTCCTGGTGCCCGACGCGCCGCTCGCCGAGGTCGGCTAGCCGTGCTCGCCCTGGTATCGTCGAGCGCGGTGGTGGACGCCGGGTAGCCCTTCCCTTCGGTAGGACTGCTGACAGCCCGGCGTCCATCCCCGTGAACCCCCGGAGTGGTCGCCGCTCCGGGGGTTTCGTGGTCTTCGGGGGTCGCCCCGCCGCCCGCCGAGGGGGGAAGGTCCGCCGGCGGGCGACGGGTGTCTCAGGCCCTCACGGCCGGGTGGGGCGGCGGCTGGTGAAGACCTCCCGGCCGTGCACGAACGGGGCGCCGTGCACGTCCTCCTCGAGCGCCAGCTCCTCGGCGACGCCGGCGACGGCCCGGAAGATGCGGGTGATCGAGACGTCCGGGAGGCCCTCCATGGGCACGTCCACGGTGATCCGGTAGACCCTGGTCATGGGGTGTCCTTGTGCAGCACCTGCGGGAGGTGGCCGAGCGAGGCGTCCAGGATCTCACTGCGCTTCGGGTCGTCGCTCATCAGCATCACCGCACCCGACCATGTGCCGTGGGCGATGATGGCCCTGACCGCGCCGCAGTCGCTGTGCGCCATGGTCTCCACGTCGTCCAGGTCGAAGTCGGCGCCGCTGATGCCGAAGACCCGGGCCATGTCCTGTAGCCCGGTCGGCTGGTTCATGTAGTCGATCAGCGCGTCGGTGACGATCCCGCCGGCGGTGAACTTGGCGCCCAGCGTGCTGGCGTGCTCCTCGCCCAGCCACTCGACGGTGTACTCGGCGGTGCCGAAGACGGTGAGCCGGCGGTTGACCCGGTAGTCCTGGGTGACCAGGGCGATGTCGCCGGCGCGGTTGACCACCTGCGTCATCAGGCAGTCGAGGATCACGCCCTCCTCGAGCGCGTACCACTCGACGACGGCGCGCTGCATCGACCTCGGGCGCCCCGCCCACGGCTTGCCGGTGTAGGGGTCCCGGTTGACGTACTGGCGCGCCGGGCGCCAGCTCTCCGTGGTGAAGGCGATGGCGTCGCAGCCGAAGAACTTGGTCGCCAGCCACGCGGCCCGGAGCGTCTCGTCCCGGTCGGTCTGCAACGGCATGAGCACCACCACGGGCCTCTCGCCGCGATAGCCGTGCACGACGTTGCGGATGTTGGTGTCCGCGTCGGGCCCGGACTGGTCGCGCAGCCAACTCTCCTTGCTCGCCCGGACGTCGACAGCGACCCTGTCGGCGAGCTCGATGATCCTCATGGGGCCCCTCTGTCGTGGCGGAAGTCGTACTGCAGCAGGGCGACGCCGGCGCCGACCTTCGGGGCCAGCACCCGGGCGTAGCGGCGGGCGTGCTGCGAGCACACCGACCGCTCGGCGCGCCGGCCGCCATTGGTGGTGACGATAGACATGACCACTACCGCGCCCCGCGAGCACCGGCTGCCGTCGGTGATCCACTCGCAGCGCCGCTCGGTCACGACACGAGGATCCGCACCAGCGGGGCGACGGTGACCAGCGCGACGAAGGCGACCATCAGCGTGGTGCCGATCCAGGCGTAGACCCAGGCCAGCCGCCGACGACGGGGGTCGAGCCGGGCGTGGAGGTGGTGGCCGTCCCGGTCGCCGAGGCAGATTTCGTCGGGCAGGTGGCGCAGCAGGAACAGGGCGATCACCGAGTTGGCGCCGTAGTGGCCGATCGGCAGGCCGAGCATCAGTGTCTCGGCCGTCGCGACGGCCGGGTTGCCGGGGAACAGGTCGATCACGGCCGGATCTCGCCGTGGGCGTAGAGGTAGTCCCAGACCCACCGGGCGGCCGCCCGCGGCGTCATGCCCATGTCCGGCTCGCAGGCGGCGTCGCGGTCGCCGAGCCGGTGGCAGCCGCACCGGCCGAGCAGGTGCGCCGGGCCGCCGGTGCTCATCCGCACCATGCACTCGGCGTGCACCGGCTCGATCTTCGTGACCAGCCTGCCGTCCTCGCCCATCAGGACCGCAGGCATGAGCACGCCCCTGTCGCCCTCGACGACCTCCTCGGCGCAGTGCAGGCAGGGGGCACCGACCGGGGTGGGCACCCGGGAGGCGGGCTCCTCGCACACCGGCGCCGGGGTGGCCGCGCTGGGCCACGGGTCGCCGAACCAGGCGCTCACGACGACCGCCGGCGGGCGATGATCGGGCTCCACACCTCGGGGTGCTCGTGGTCGCCGCCGCAGAGCAGGCTGTCCTGCGGCCGCCGGATGTAGATGCCGGAGACCGTCGGCGTGCCGCACTGGCAGCACACGTCGTTGCCGTCGAGCACCTTGAGCGGCTGGCGGAACCGGCCGTCGGCCATGCCGCCCTCCGGCGAGTCGAACCAGCACCGCTCGCAGAGGTTGTGCGTCCACTCCACTAGCGGGTCACCTGCACCTTGCTGGCGCGGCGGTGCAGCCAGTCGCCGACCCACTGGGGAGCGCGCGTCAGCCGAGCACTGGCGTGGCGCAGCTCGTCGGCGGCGTAGTCGCGCGCGACGTGCAGGACGTCGTCGGCGACCTCCTCGTAGGTGAGATGGCCGCCCTCGCGCATGGCGGCGAGGATCCGGTCGCGCAGATCGGTCACGGGGTCTCCTCCTCTTGCAGGACGGCGCGCTCCAGGGCGCGGATGTCGGCGCCGATGTGCGACTCCAACTCGTCGGCGAGTAGCTCGAGGGCCCGGGCGTCGCCCCGGTCGAACATCCGCGACGCGGCGCCGCGCAACTGGTCGGCGGCGTAGGTGCGCAGCCAGCACTCCAGCAGGTCGGCGGCCTCGACGTCGGGGCTGGTCGCGCGCTTGACGTAGCGGACGATGCGCTGCAGGTCGGCGCGCAGCTCAGGGGCTGACACGGCGCCTGCGCTCGGAGTTGGCGACCAGCCGGACGGCCTTGACGCACCCCTGGTGATACCAGGCGCCGAGGTAGAACTCCGGGGTCTCGGCGATGGCGCCCAGGCGGATGGTGCAGAAGGCGCACAGCCGGTCGACGCGGGGGATCGGCCGGGTGCGCGGCGCGGCGAACATCGGCTCGGTCCTCGGCGCGGCGGTCACAGCGCGGCGCCCATTCGGCGCAGGTGCGCCCGGGCGTTGAGGCCGCCCCGATGGTCCGAGGGGGTGTTGGTCAGAAAGTAGGTGTGCCCGCGTGGGTTGATCACTCGCGGCTTGCCCTTCCCGTTCGCGTTGGTCTTCTGGTAGGTCCAGCCCTGGTCGATGAGCTTGGCGACCATCGCCTGGTACTCCTCGCTCATCTCGCGGCCGGGGTAGTCGCCGTCGTAGCCGGGCCTGACGACGCGCAGCGGCCGGGTGGCCTTGGCGCGCGCCATGAGCCCACGGAGTTCGGCGACGTCGTCGGTGTTGCTCCGGGGCGTCGGCGGGACGACGGCGGGTGCCGGCTCGGCCGCCTGCTCGGTCGCCTGCTCGGCCGCCTGCTCGGCCGGGGCGAGCGTCACGCCGAGGTAGAGGTTCGGTTTCGGTCGACCGCCGTACTGCTCGCCGTCTGGCGCGACGTCGCCCGGTCGGGCCTGTCGCCGCTTGGCGCCGTACCCGGCGCGGGTCATGGCCATGCCCATCGCGCGCGGGTTGCCCGCCGGCGGGGCGTCCACGGTCGGCCGCCAGGCCTCGTAGGCGGCCAGCAGCTCCGGGCTGCTCAGGTGGGCGGTGTCGTCGGCCGGGACGAGGGCGGTCTCGATGAACAGGTCGAGCGCGGCGTCGCGCTCGGCGAGCTCAGTGCTCCGGGGCCCCTGCTGCTGCGCCGCGGCGGGGGTTTCGGGCCGGGCCGGGGGAGGGGGGAGCGGCTCGTCGGGGGTCTTCGGCGCCGGCGCGGGGGCGCCGTCCAGGGCCCAGTAGGTGCGCCGGGGGTAGGTGTGGGTGCCGTGCAGGGTGATGCCCTCGGTCTGGTCGCGCACGAGGTGCAGCAGGCTCCGGCCGTAGCCGCGCTCCCGGGCGGCGGCCACCACGTCGCCGGCGTAGGCCGCGCCGCCGCGCTCGGTGAGGTGGTCCAGCAGCCACCGGCGGATCTCCTCGCGGCGGCTCTCGGCGGGCCCGGCGTCGGGCTGGTCGGGGGTGAACGCCTCGAACGCCTTGGTCATGCGCGGCGACTCGCCCTCGTCCCAGTCGCCGACGGTGCGCGACGGGCGGCCGGCGGCGGCCGCCGCATCGTCGGCCGGGCCGTGGTCGGGGTAGCTGTCGTCGGTGTCGACGTCGACCTTGAGCCGACCGCCGGCCTTGCGCGCGGCGCGCTGGGCCTCGCCGAGGGTGCCGTTTCGCTCGATGACCGTTCGGACCCTCTCGACGGCCTGACTCGCCCCGACGGCGGCCGCCGTGGCGATCCCCTTGACCTGGGCGAGGGTGAACAGGGCCTCGGCCGGTGCGGCCATCGGTTCGATCGCGGGGCGCTCTGGCGCCCGCCATGGGTAGTCGCTGCCGAGCAGTCGGGTCAGCACTGGGGCGACCACGAGCCCGGCTAGGCGGCCGACGACACAGCACAGGTAGTGCGCGCCGTCCCTGCCGCCGCAGGTTCTGCAGGTGGACATGGGAAGTGGGTTCTCCTTTGCCAATCAGCGCGCGAGAGCCAGTGGCACCCGGGCGCGGGGGTGGGGGGTGAGGTCGGGGATCTCCCAGCCTCGGGCGTGCATGTCGTTGACGACCTGGCCCTGGTAGGAGACGGCGAGGCCGGCGTCGACCAGCCGGCGGGCGGTGGCGGCCTGCACGCGCATGTGCGGCGCGCAGTTGGCCAGCACGATGGCGGCCCGGATCCCGGTGAGCGTCCAGCGGTACGAGCGACTGGTGATGTCGGCGTGACGGTCGGGGCAGTGGGTGGTGCAGTTGTGCTTGGTGTACTGGCGGCCGGTCTCGATCACCTTGGTGCCGGTGATCTCGCCGAGCCACGCCAGCGAGCCGTACCTGCCGGAGACCTGCACGACGGGCAGCACGGAGCCGGACACCTCGCGACTGCGCAGCGCCGCGAGGTTGTCGATCAGCGCGGCCGCATAGGCGACGTCGGCCGTGGTCAGTGGCATCGGGGCTCGGCTCTCGGATGAGGCCCGGCCCCGGCCTCGGCGGGACGCGCATGGGGGTCGCGTCGCCGAGGCCGGGCCCGGGGGTCTGTGCACGCCAGGGCAGCGACGGGTGGGCCAAGGGGGGCTCTCTCCGTAGCGGGCCTGCTGACGCGACCGTTCTTACGCCGTCGCGATGGGCCCGTCAATGTGACAGAACCAGGGTTGACGGGACACACTCCGTGAGGTTCCCTTCGACGGCGTTGGGATCTTCCCGACAGTGTGCCCCGCACCGCCAAGCCGGTGCACACTGCCCCACCAGCATCATCCTTCACACAGAGCGGCTTCCCCACCCCCCGTGCTGACCATGACCGCAACCACCACCGCCTGCGACACCTGCACCCACCACCTGCTCGGCCACGGGCGAGAGGGCTGCTTCTCGCCCTCCTGCCCGTGCCGGCTCTACATCGACCCCACGTCGGTGCGCGCCGAACTGCGCGCCGTCGCCCGCGGCGAGGGCTGGGGCTGGCGCGAGCAGGAGTTCCTCGACGACTTCCATCGCGACGGCGAGTTCGTCACCGTCGTCTACACCGACTTCGACCGGGTGCTCGGCGCGAACACGGTGCTCGCCTACGTCGCCGGGCCGAACGCCGGGCGCCAGGCGGCCCTCGACGCGCTGGCGGGGCTGGCGTGAGCGCCTCGGCCGAGCATCGACTGGTGGTGCTCGCCGACCTCGGCCGCGAGTACGCCGACCTGCTCGTGGTGATCCGCCGCGAGGTGGCCGCCCTGCTCGCCGACGACGTCGGCTGGACGGCGGTGGCCGCCGCGCTCGGCTGCACCCGGCAGGTGGTCCGCGCGCACTTCCTCGACTGGCCCCGCTACCGGCAGCTCAACCGGGCCCGCAACCGGGCGGCGGCGGCGGCCGAGTGAGCGGCAGGCCGTACAGCCGCGACACGCTCGACCTCGAGCAGCGCCGGCGCGATCTCAAACGCAGCGACCCGGAGCTCTACGCCTACATCGAGGCCCTGGCCGCCGCGCGGGAACTCAAACGGGCGGGCGACGCGGTGTCCGGGGCGCTCGACGGGCACGGCGCGGCCAACCGGCTCTGGGCCGAGGCTGGCCGCTGGGCCGCCGTCCGCGACCGACTGCGGTGACGCTCCGTAAGCACCGTCGCGACGCGCACGACAGCCTCTTTGTGAGGAAGTGACGACAACGGTGTAACTCACCCGATAGGGTGCCGCCCATGAGGTAACCCACAAACGCAAGAAGCCCGGTCCCTGGCAGGGGATCCGGGCTCTGCGACGGTCTAAGCGACTCGCTCTGGCAAGCACCAGCTTAGACCGTCTCCCCGGCCTGCGCGCAAGTGCGTGGGCCGTGTCGTCGAGAACGAGTCCGAGGAGCTGGTGCCCATCGCAGAACCCCCACCGCACGACGATCCGCCGTGGGGACTCGCGACCCTCCCGCCGGACGCCCGTCAGCCCCCGCGTGCGCCCCGCACCGGAGGCCATGAGTCGTCCCCCCTGGACGGCTGACGGGAACCGGCTCGACGGACCGCCCACCATTCCCCGGGCTGTCCTACCGGACAGCAACGGGGAGCCCCTGGCTCCCCGTCCCCCTTCCAGACGACGAGCGGCTTCGCCGCCGTCGGGACTGAGGGTTCCGTCGAGAAGGTGGGTCGTCCCCCCGTTGAGTAGGTAACGACTAGAGGGCGCGCGACGCGCCTGTGGAGAGGGGCGTGCAGGTCGGTGGATATCCTGTGCAGAAGCTGCCGCGCGAAGATCCACACCGCCTGGATCGTCTGGGCGCCGGCCGGCGCGGTCACCTGCGGCGCCAGCACCTGTGTCAGCTGGGCCCGCGCCGGCGGCTGGCATGAGCAGGCGCGCGGCCTGGTCGACGTCCGCCGGGGACCGATGCGGCCGCGGGGGCGCCCCCGGTGCGACTACTGCGGTCACGAGCGGCCCGCACTGCGGCACTGCTTCCGGGACGACGGCCAGGTGTTCTGCACCTTGACCTGCCGCCAGCGTGCGGCCAGGGTCGGCGCGTGACCGAACCGATCCGCTGCCTCGCCCCCAATCCATTCAGTGCCGACCTGCCACCCTGCGGCCGCGAGCTCGGTCACGACGGCCTGCACACGGCGTCGTGGGACGAGACGATCGGCGAGCAGGCCGGTCTGGCGTCGATGAGCTGGGACAGCGCCCGGCTGGGTGAGATGCGTGAGCGGGCACGCAACGCGCCGGCGCCCCAAGACGAAAAGCGCAGCGACGATGGGGGGTGGCCGAGCCGGGTGCAGACGCCCCAGAACGATCACATCGCCCAGACGCTCGCCGACCGGTGGTCGGGCCCGGACGGCAGAGAGGAAGATGACCCGACATGAGCATCGACACCGCGCCCCTCGAGCGGCGCTGGACCCGCGAACCGCGCGAGAGCCTGCAACGGCACGACGCCCGCAAGGGGCGGGTCGTGCGCGCCAAGCCCGGGCCCTGGTGGGACGAGCCGGACAAGGTGCAGTGGGTCGACCGGGCCACCGGGCTGGACTGCCTGATCAACCGCAACCAGATGGGCGCCTGGTGCGGCTACGTCGGCCTGCCGCCCGGCCACCCGTGGCGCGGCGCCGGGACCTACGACCAGATCAACGCGACCGTGCACGGCGGGCTCACCTACGGCCCCCGGCCGTGCGATGAGGAGGCGCCGGAGGGTCACGGGATCTGTCACGTCCCCTTCCCGGGGCGGCCGGCGGACGTCGCCTGGCTGGGCTTCGACTGCGGCCACGCCTTCGACCTCTCGCCGGTCATGGCCACGCTCTACGACGACGAGGAGCTGTTCCCCCACCCCCGGGCGTCCCGGGCCGAGTGGATGCGCGAGGTCTACCGGGACGAGGCCTACGTCCGGCGCGAGGTCGAGCACCTGGCCGCGCAGGCGGCCGAGGCGGCCACCACCCGCCGGCGGCACGGCTACGTCAAGCATGACCGCGACGAGCGCCGGCGCAAGACCAAGGAGATGGTGCGGCTGCTCAACCTGCCCCAGCGCACCGAGACCGAGGCCGCGCTGCTGGCCATGATGATGTGGCCGCGCGAGGCCCGATGAGTGGCCTGCTGACGCTCTGGGTCGTCTACGACCACCCGGCCGACTACCCGGACGACGTGGTCGTCCGCCGCTGGCAGGTCGGCCGGGAGGAGGCGCCGGTGCGGACCAGCGTGGTCGAGTGCTACCCGGACCTGGAGGCGGCCCGGGACGCCCTCGAGCAGCGCGGGCTGGTCTGCGTGCCGCGCTCGGCGCCCGACGACCCGGTCATCGTGGAGTCGTGGCTGTGAGGGCAGAGCGACCACTGCCGGTCGACGACCAGCCGCCGCGGATCACCGAACTGTGGGCCTGGACGACACTGGACCCGATGACCGACGTCGAGGGCATCCTCGGCGGCAAGCTGCCCGGCCTCGGGATCGCCGTCCCGCTGGTGACCTCGATGCGCCGGCTGGCCGAGCGGCTACGCCCGATCGCCGAGGAGGCCGTGCGGGGGATGGCCGAGCCCCGGCCGATCCTCATGCTGCGCCACTTCGTGCCCGCTCCGGGCGACGTCGGCCCCCCGGAGCCACCGTGAGGCACCGCCGCGCGGCCGGGCCGCCGGCGCCGACGAACGTCCGCGTCGTCCTGGTCGACGGGCGCGTGATCCCCTGCGAACTCGTTGCCGCTGACCGCCTGGACGCTGCCGCCCGACTACCCGCAGGACTGACGCCGATAAGCGTCGTTACGTCGGGTCGAGGTCGGGGCGGCGACTTCCGTTATCCCTAAGAGCGCCGCCGGGCCTTCTCGCCAAGCGTCCAGAGGCAGTCGAGGCAGACCCTGCCCGCCGTCCAGCCGAGGCGGTCGTCGGGCTCGTACCAGTCGTCGCCCGGCGTGCACAGGTACTCGCGCCCGCACCGGCTGCAGGTGACCATCCGCCAGCGCGGGTCGTCCTCGAGCGTCACCAGTGCACGTACTCCTTCGACGGGTCGCCGCCCGGGCGCCGGCGGCCGGTGCCGAGGTGGCGGATCCAGCCGTCCGGGTCGCCGGTGCCGTCCCACGTCGCGAAGGCCACGACCGCGGCCTGGGGGCTCTCGTACTACCAGCCGTCGCTGTAGGACAGGGTGCCGGTCTGCCCGACGGCGATCCGCAGTCGCCCGAAGGTCAGCGGGTCGAGGTACACCGACCGGCCGTCGTCGAGGTCGCGGACGGCGTAGTGGCCACCCCCGTCGAGTTCCATCGCTTCCCCACTCCCTTGCAGAACGGCGGCGGTCCCACCAGGCTGACCACCATGCCACTGCACCTGCTCGGCGGCCGCCGGTGCCCCCTCTGCGGCCGGGAGGACTTCCACATCCACCGCCGCGCGCCGATCGTCGAGGCGGTGCTCGATGAGGTCACCACCGAGGCCCGGAACGCCGCCGCCAGGCGGACGGCGCCGGGGTCACGGGCGCCGTCCGGTGAGCAGCTCGGCCTCTTCGACCAGGACTAGCGGCGCCGACGCTCGGCGACGACGGTGAGCGCGGTCACGGCGACCGCGACCGCGAAGCAGCCGACCGGGATCCCGGCGGTGCCGACCGGCGGGAAGTAGGACCCAAGCGTCCAGCCGATCGCCAGGCACCAGGCGACCAGCGTGAGGATCCGCCAGTCCGCCCGGTGGCGCTCGACGACCACCCGGCGGGTGTGCGCGCCGGTGCGGCGGCCGCCGATGAGGCGCAGGCGGTGCGGCCCGGTCATCGAGGCTGGTTGCGCACGATCACGGTGCGGCCGTCCTTGGACACCTCCAACCGCCTGACGTCCCCGTCCGCGTAGAGCTTGGCGAGCGACCACGCCTCCGCATCCGGTTGCTGCGTCGTCTCCACCTTGCTGTTGGCCATGCCAATCCTCCTGTTGACCCGGAATCCCCCAGCGGGCCCCGCTGACTCGGGCGCCCGATGGGCGGCACCTTACGGTGACGCGACCGCAACGACAAAGACCCCCCGCCACCGGAGCGTTCCGGTGACGGGGGGTCTGGGGGTGTCCGTGCTGGTCAGTCGTCCTTCGGCCAGGTCCGGCGGATCTTGCCCTCCTGGAGGTCCCACGTCCAGCAGCCGTGGTCGCCGGCGTGCCCGGCGGCCTCGGTGCAGACCATGAAGCTCGGGTCGAGGTCGAAGCACAGGACGTTCGGCAGTGGCTCCTGCATGACGTCGTTCTCGTCGATCATCACTGCTCCTCCCCGTCCTCGGGGCCCATGTGGGCGTCGAGGAACATGTTGAGCGCCAGCTCCACGATGTCCTGCTGCGAGACGTCGGCGAGCACGCAGAAGCGGCGCAGGCGGTCGGCGATCGTCGGCAGCACGCGCACGCCAAGCTGCTGGCGCAGTTCGACGCGGCGCTTGCGCAGTTGCTCCAGGGTGGCGACGCCCTGCAGCACGGCGCCGGCGACCGGGGTCCGCTCCCCCGTGCTCGGCGCCTCCTGCTGGGCCGGGGCCGCCGGGCGCGGCGCGCGCTTGGCCGGGGCCTTCCTGCTGGCCGCCTTGGTAACGGGCTTGGTAGCAGGCGCGCTACCAGCGTCGGTAGCAGGCTTGCTAGCTGGCTGGGTAGCAGGCTCGTCGGCCGGTGGTGCACCGAGGTTGCCGAGGATGTCGCTGGCTTGCGCGCGAGCCATCACTGCACCTCCGACTTCTTGACGGTCAGCGCCGCGTTCACGGCGTCGATACGGTTCCGCAGGTCCGCAGCGGCGACCTTCGCCCGGGTGTTGCCGATCGTGGCCTGCGCTGCCGTCAGGTTCCACTCGGTCTCCCACTGGCGCACCAGCGCGCGGACGCGGCGCACCCGCAGGGCGTTGGCGTCGGCGACCATCAGGCTGCCCTCATGTCGGCGAGCGCCCGGGCGACCTCGTCGGCGAGCACGGCGTAGTCCTCCACCGCGCGCGCCTTGGGCGCGTAGTCATCGAGCAGCTTGCGCATCGAGCGGGTCTCGTCGGCGAGCACGTCCTGCCGGATCGGCGAGAAGACCCGGTAGCCCCGGCCGGTGAAGATGCTCGGCACCAGCCGGGCCATCCGGGTCCGGCTCGGCCGCCACGGCAGCAGGCCGAGCACCGGCGTGTGGAGCTGGTCGGCCCGGCCGATCGCCTCCCACGTCGTGTCCACCGACCCGGCCTCCACCGGGAACGGGATGATCGCGGCGTCGGCGGCCGCCAGCGCCGCCAGGGTCAGCCGCGACGTGACGGCGCCCCGGGTGTCGATGAGCACGACGTCGTAGACCTTGCGCAGGCCGTGCACGAGCGCGGCGGTCTGGTCGCCCACGTTGTGGTCGTGCTCGCTGACCGCGAGGCCTCCCCCGGCGGGGATGAGCACGAGCCCCTCGCGCAGCGGCACGGCGATCTCCTCGAGCCGGGCGGACCCGGCCAGCCAGTCATCGACGGCCGGCGCGTCCTCGCCGCGCCCGGGCGCCAACCAGCGGGTCAGGACGTGGTCGGGGTCGAAGTCGACGATGGCGACGGTGGCGCCGCGGGCGGCGAGCGCCGGGCCGAGCACGCCGGTGGTCACGGTCTTGCCGGCGCCGCCCTTGCCGACGATGGCGATGGATCCCTGGATTCTGGTAGCTGCTGACATAGCGCGAAAGCTAGCAGGACTGCGAGCCACCTCACAAGTCAGACACGCTGCAATCTAGCTACATCGTGGGCTATCGACGCACATCGCCAGCTTGCTAGCACGCTTGGTAGCGACCTAGGTAGCTTGCTAGCTAGCGAGATAGGGACGTACATCACTAGCTATCGCCGTAGCCATCTAGTGGGTCAGCTAGGCCCGTAGTCACTCATCTAGCTGGACAGACAGTTAGGGATAGCGGTGACTAGCCGGATAGGTAGCGGGCTGGCCAACTAGTCGGCGACGGTCGCCCCCCGGCCGGTCCGGCGCCCCGGCGAGCCGGGTGCACGCTCAATGCCCCGGTCGGCGCGGCCGCTTCGGCGTGCGGAACGAGCCCGGCCGGTCCACACTGCCCCTCGCAGGGGGAAGGGGGACCACCGTGAAGGTGAACGGGAGGGGCGCGACCAGGAGCGCCATCGCAGGGGCCGCGCTGCTGGTGGGCGTGGCGACCGGGGGAGTGTGGGGCTCGGGCACCGGCAGCACCACGCCGGCGCCGGAGGCCAGCGGCTGCTACGTCGTCGCGGGGCGCGCGGGCACACTGCCGTGCGTCAGTCCGTACGCGAACGACCCGCAGACCCTGATCGCCCGCCGGGTCGCTGGGCGGGTGTTCGTCGGCTGTGTGCTCGGCGTGCTGGCCGGGCCGGAGGGCTGGTACTACGGCTGTCTCGGCGGCCTGGCGGCCAACATTCCGTGGTAGGCCCGGATCGTCGTCGACCGTCGGTAACGTTCGGCCCTGGCCCGGAAGCCAGAAAGAGCCCCCCGCCCGTCGTGATGACGGGTCGGGGGGCTCTTGCGTTACAGCTCGACGCTGACGATCCGGGCGGCGGTGACCATCTCGCCCCGGACGTGCCAGCACATCCACGCGGCGAGGTTGCGCGCCTCGATGTCGGCGCTGGTCAGGCTCGGCCGGTCGTCCACGGCCACGGTGACGTGGTGGGTCCGCGCCCGCCACGGCCGCTGATCGCGGTGGCGGACGACGTCGACCTCGATCTGGTAGATCAGCGAGTCGCTCACCTCAGAGATGGTGCCGGAACTTCCACGCCTCGTAGGAGGCGGCCGCCTCGGTGGACTTCCGCCAGCTCCGGGGGTGGGCGGCGAAGCGGTCCATGTCGGCGAACGGGAAGTCGTCGAGCGGGGACCCCGGCGCCGGTGGGGGACCGGGCACCGGCGCCGGGGGGTCGGGGGGCGTCGGCACGGGGGCCGGCGCCGGGGGCGGCGGCGGGGTCGCGCCCCGCAGGCAGGCCAGCAGGGCGGCGCCGTTCACCACGCCCCACCCGGAGGCGTCGTCGCGCCCGGTGGAGGCGGGATAGGCGCCGTTGCTGCCGCCGGTGACGTCCCAGCAGACCTCCGGGTGCGCGGCGAGCACGGTGGGCAGGTCGAAGCGCGCGCCGCCGAGCGCCTCGAGCAGCAGCAGGTGCAGCCCGGCGTAGAGCGGCGCCACGGCCGAGGTGCCGCCGACGACGGCCGCCTGGCCGTCCACGATCACCCGGTAGCCGCTGTAGGGGTCGGCGTTGCCGGACACGTCGGGCACCTGGCGGCCGGCGAAGTGCGCCGAGACGCCGCCGCCGGTCGCCGAGTTCGGCCCGTCGTTCCACACCGTCTCGGCGGCCCGGGCGCCGTTGACGTCGAGCACCAGCCGGGTGCCGCCGCAGGCGACGACGTGCGGGCTGGACGCCGGGAAGTCGCAGTGCTTGCCGGACTCGCCGTCCCCGGAGCCCTGGTCGCCGGCGGCGCAGTAGACCGCGACGCCCTTGGCCTGGAGCTGGGCGAACAGCGCGTCGAACTGGTCGAGGGTGGCCGACGGCCAGGAGTCCTCGGGGCCGCCCCAGGAGATCGACACGACGTCGTTCTCGGCGCCGGCCTGGGCGATGGCGTCGTAGAATCCCTGGTCGGTGTTGGGCGCGAAGTAGACCCGGATGGTCGCGCCCGGGGCGACCGCGCCGGCCACCTCGATGTCGAGCAGCACCTCGCCGTCGGCGCCGTCCGGGCCGTCGGAGACCGGCTGGCCGCCGTCCACGCCGATCGAGGTGACCGACGGCTCGGGCAGGGCCTGCTGGGTGAAGTAGGCCCGAATGCTGGCCGGGTCCGCGGCGCCGCCGAGCTCGACGATGCCCAGCGAGTAGCCCTTGCCGGTGTAGGTCTCGGGGAAGCCGTAGGCGAGCGCGACCTGGCGCGCGGACAGCGGTGCGGTGGTGACGTGCGGGTAGCAGACGAACGGGCGCGCGGGCACGGCTCTCCTCTGTGGAGTGGTGAGGGGGGTTGGCGTTGCGTCGGGGGGCGCGCTACGGTCGGCGGCAGTCCCCGCACACGCGGGGGTGACTCGCAGCTTCGGCTGAGGATCGCAACGTCGAGATCGGGAGATCGAGACACGTCCCCGCTCACGCGGGGGTCCCTGCGGGGGCGGGACGCTCCGGTAGCGCCCGCCCCCGCCTCCGTGTCAGGGCAGCACGGGGGGCGTGAGCAGCCCGGCCACCTGGCCCTGCAGGGTTGCCACCTGCGACTGCAGGGTGGTGATGTCCTGACCCTGACTGGTCACGGTGGCCGACAGCGCGGTGACCGAGGCCGAGAGCTGGCCGAAGTTGGTCAGCACGGTCTGGGCGAAGTCGGCCGCCGTCTGGGAGAGCAGGCAGTTGGCCTGCAGCCAGAGCAGGTGGTTGGCCAGCGAGGTGATCGCGTCCAGCGCGGCCGCGGCGAGCGCGGCGTGCGCGGGGTCGGGGCTCGCGGCGAACTCGGCGAGGTCGGGCATTAGTACCCCCTCGCCGCCCGGGCGGCCACGAGGTCCGCCCGGGCCTGCGCGACGGCGTCCTGGTCGACCGGATCGGCCTGCAGGAGCACCGCGAGCGCGCGCATCGCGTCGATGACCGCCTGATCCAGCGCCGCCGGGTCGGGTGCGGTCACACCTGCTCCCGGTGTCGCCCCAGCGCCGCCGGCGTGAGGTCGCGGCCGACGGTGATGCTCGACAGCGACGTGCACACCGACAGCGCGGTGGCGCCGACCGCGAGCGACAGCGCCCCCAGCCAGTTGGTGTGCAGGACGTCGACCGGCGCCGAGGTCATCGTCAGGGCGGCGATGAGCGACTGCCCGAAGGTCTTGGCCGCTCGCTCGGCGGTGGCCGCCCAGAAGGCGCGGGACGTGAGCACGAGGGGGTGGACTCCTTTCCGGTGGGAGGTGGGCTTAGTGGCAGCGATCAGGCGACCAGGCCCTGCTGGATCAGCGCGGTGCGCAGGCTGTTCACCAGCGCCTGCGTGGTCGCCGCGTCCACGGCGGCGGCCGGCACCGACGCCACCTGCGTGCTGCCCCGCAGGACGGCGATCGAGGTGAAGTAGGCATTGTCCTGCGCGGTGACCATCAGCCCGGTGTTGCGGCTGCCGCCGATGGTGGCGTGCGACGTGGAGTCGTAGGTGGTCGACAGCGTCGCCAGCCGTGCCCCGGAGGAGTCGTACAGATCGGCCCTCAGCGCCTGCTGGTCGTAGGTGAAGGTGACCCGGAACCGGTCCCCGGCGACCGGGGTGAGCGGGGTGGTGGCCAGCACCGTGGCGGCGCCGCCGATAATCAGCCGCACCCGGAACGAGGCGCTGGTGATCTCCGCGGCGAGCAGGTTGGAGGTGTCGACCGACCGGGCGATCACGGCCGCGCCGCCGCCGCCCTGGTAGGTGATGTCCGCCGAGGTCTGCCCGTTGTTGCCGACCGCCGCGGTCAGCGTCCGCCGGCCGCCGCCGGTGTTGGTGCACTGCAGCCCGGCCGCCGCCGCCGCCCAGGTGGCCCCAGACGAAGCGGTGTAGGTCTGCCCGGAGTCTGCGGCGAGCGCGTTCCCGCCGGAGCGCAGCCCCGAGTCGTTGACCACGGTGCGGTAGCTGGACGGGGTGCGGGTGCCGGTGACCACGTCGCGCAGCGCCTGGGCGCTCAGCACGTAGCCGAGGCTGGTCGGCAGCTGCGACGGCCGGGTGGAGGGCATCTGCACCACGGAGGCCAGGTACACGTCCTGCGCGATGTTCGACGACGGCAGAGAGATCGGGGACGCGGCGAACGCCGCGAGGCCGAGGTTGTCGTAGTCGTAGTGCGCGCTGTAGCCGCACACCACGCCGGAGACGACGACGTTCTGGTGCTGTCCGTAGCCGCGCGGGACCGGGTCGAAGAAGATGTCCGCGCTGGTCGCGGGGGCGGCCATGCCGTTGCACTGCGCGACCCAGGACGAGCCCACCGAGTTGCGCAGGCTGACCGCGTGGATCCCGTCGAGGCCGTTGCGGGCGGCGACCAGGCCGTGGAAGTTCCCCGAGTGCAGGTTGTCCAGGAAGATGCCGTACTGGCCGTTACCCCAGGCGTGCAGGTTGGTGTACGTCGACTCGGAGTGGTCGAGGTGGATGCCGTGCCTGCCGTTGTTCCGGCCGCGCAGGTTGGAGCCGACGACCTCCCGGTAGCCCGACTTGATCCAGATGCCGTCCTGGGCGTTGTCGTGGCCGTACAGGTTGTCGGCGAGCAGCACCCGGACGGTGTCGGAGCCGGAGCCGCCGGAGAGGACCCCCTCGAGGTAGAAGCCGTTGCCGGCGACGTTCGCCGCCTCCAGGTCGTGGATGCGGGAGCCGGTGCAGCGGATGGTGTGCAGCCCGTACCGGCTAGAGACGCCCTCGAGCGCCTTGCTGCCGAGCATCGTGAAGTTGTCGATCTCGATGCCGCTGTTGCCATTGGTCTGGTCGGCGTTCTGGATGATCGCGGCCAGCCCGGCGACGGTCTGGTTCAGCACGGTGCGACCCGGTCCGGCGCCGGTCAGCCGCACATTGTCGGGCACGGTAATGGTGGCGGTGACGGTGTAGGTGCCGGGGAGCAGCTCAACGGCGCCGCCGCCGTTGGCGGCCAGGTCGTTGATGGCGGCCTGGATTCCGGCGTCGGTGAAGGTGGTCACCACCCGTCGGCTGTCGCCGACCGGCACCAGGCCCGCCGTGAGCGCGGCCGGGAGGTTGGTCGAGTCGAACTCGCTGACCGGGTCGGCCGAGGCGGTGGAGTGCTTGGCGCGGGCGCGGGCGACGGGGTCGGTGCCATCCTCCCGAATGAGCTGACCACCCGGGTCGCTGAGGTCGGTCACGAAGAGGCTCCTTCGGTCGTGGGGTGGCGGTCAGTGGAAGTGCAGGTAGATGCCGGAGGCCACGCCGAGCAGCGAGACCGCCGAGCCGGTGGCCAGGCCCCAGCGCCAGCGGCGGTCCTCGGCCCGGACGGCGGCGGCGGCGCGGTGGGCCTCCTCGAGCGCCTCGATGGCGCGCAGCCGCTCGGCGCGCTCGGCGCCGAGGTCGACGTTGAGCTCGTCGAAGCGCCTTTCGACTTCCCTTCTCGGGACGTAGTCGTTGGGCAGGCGGCCGAGGGCGGTGTGCAGGTCGCGGGAGAGCTGGTCTACGGAGTTCTTGAGCTCGGCCAGGCCCTGGGTCACCAAGCCGATCACCGTGGGCCCCGATCCGTCGTTGGGGGTCACCAGAGCGACCAGACGGGCTTGTGCGCGGCGGTGTAGGCGACGAGGTTGCCGTCGGCCTGCATGACGAGCCGGGTGGCGCCGGAGCCGCGGGTGTTGCTCGCCCACAGCGGCTTGGTGCCGAGGTAGACGACGATGTTCTGGTCGGTCTGGAAGACCAGCCGGGCCCCGGGATGGCCGCTGGTGTTGGTGGCCCAGCGGGCGCCGGAGGGCCCGTAGACGACGGCGTTGCCGTCGGCCTGCATGGTGAAGCGGTAGGCGCCGCCGAGCAGCGCCTGGCCGACGGCGAGGGTCTGGCCGGGGGCGAGCGCCGAGGGTGCCGGTGCGGGCTTGGGTGCGGGCTTGGGTGCGGGCGCCGGCGCCGGTCCGGGGACGGGCTTGGGTGCCGGTGCGGCCGCGCCCATCAGCGGCAGCGGGATGCACAGGACGTCCTCGTCGAAGTCCAGCGCCGAGATCCCGGGGATGATCGGCCAGTTGACGTGGCCGACGCGCTGGTAGAGGTGCGCCTTGGCCGACAGCTCGCCGTTGCTCCACGCGGCGGTCTGCCAGCCGTACTGCACCGGCTGCTGGCCGGGGGTGACGAAGTGCTCGACCACGTCGAAGCTGCCGTAGATGCCCACCGGCCGGTTGGTCGCCTGGTTGAAGGCGGCGGCGTAGGCGGCGATCGTCGAGAAGTCCGAGGGCTGTGCGTCGAAGTCGACGGCGAAGAAGATCACCGCGTCCCTCGGGTAGCCGACCCGGTCGGCCTCGGCCTCGGCCGCCGCACCGTCGGCCGCCCCGGCCGCGGCGCCGCCGGTGACCCGGTTGGCGGTGGTCTCCCAGACCAGGCCGACCATCAGGCCGGCGGCCCGGTAGGCGGCGATCTGCGCGGCGGTCAGGTCCTTGGACCCGCCGCCGGACAGGTAGCCGATGACGAAGCTGTAGCCGCACTGCTTGACGGCGGGTGGGGCGGGCCTCGCCCAGGCGAAGTCGATGCCACCGATCTCGGTCAACGGGGGTCCTTCCGGTTCTCCGGGCATGAAAAAAGCCCCGGCCGCCGGGTCGGCGGGGGGGGCGTGGGTCTGAGGTTGGGGTGATGGGGCGGGTCAGATGCCGAGGATCGTGCCGTAGGGGTTGGGGCCGCAGTCCTCGAGCACGAAGTCGTAGCGGCCACGGGCGTCGGCGCCGATGGTGGCGGTCGTGCCGCTGTTGGGGATCACCCACGAGTCGAAGCAGTAGCTGGCATTCTGTGTCGCCACGAAGTAGCCGACCCCGGTGATGGTCTGGCTGCCGGGCCCGCCGGTGAGCACATGGACGGTTCGCAGAGAGCAGACGGCCTGGTTGCCGTTGACCGTCGCGTTGACGCCGGCGGCGCCGAGGACGTTCCAGGTGCACTGCCCGTTCACGGTGTTGTTCTGGAGGGTGCCCATGGCGGTCGCCTTGTAGAGCCGCCCCGTCTGCAGGGTGACGATCACCCGCATGTACGAGGCGATCCCGGCCCCCGTGAACGACTGGTTTGTCGTCCCATCGGCGTAGCCGATGATCTTGGGGACGGTCGCGGCGACCGCGCTCAGGGAGTTGTCGACGTCGGTCGCGAGGTTCTGGATGTCCTGCGGCACGTTGGGCGCGGCGGTGCTGACCGGGTAGCGCAGGCCGTACTTGGGGGTGGTCGACACTGAGGGGTCCTCCGGGGCGCGACGAGGAGCCCGGGCGCCAGGCGGCGCGCGGGCTGGGGGATGAGGAAGGTCAGGGCTGGCCGACGAGGCGGCCGAGGATGAACAGCTGGTTATCCACGTAGGCGCAGAGCACCCGGTCGTTGACCGTCGGGGTGTAGGCCGCGAGGTAGCCGGCGGCCGTGGTCTCCACCCCGCGCCGAGTGACCTTGACGAGGTAGGCGGTGCCGCTGGCCGCGCCGTTCGCGGTGGCCGTGGTGACCGTGGCGACCACCGACTTCCCGGCGCCGACCGCGTCGGCGACGTTCGTGGCGTGCTGGTCGGCGAGGGCGAAGGCGGCGCGCTGCAGTTCGCGGCTCACTGGTAGCTGTCCGTCCTGGTCGAGCGGCCGTCGATCTGCTGGGGCCGGGTGACGTCGAGCGGGTGGGTGACCGTGTCGACGACGTGGCGTTCGACGGCGCGCGGGATGTCGTACCGCTGGCGGGGGGCCAGCACGTCGATCGCGTCGAAGGCGTCGATGGCCGGGTTGTGCACTGCGGTGACCGACACCTGGCTGGCCAGGCCGGTGGTCTTGTAGAGCACGGCGGCGCCGGCCTGGATCGCGCCGGCGGCGCTCATCGTCAGCGGGGTGTCGAAGTAGTAGGGGACCAGGCCGAAGCTGCTCGACGGGCTGACCGTCGGCGGGGTCGGCCCCCACGTCCCGCCGGCCACGTAGGTCTGCGAGTTGGGGTCGTTGTCGAAGACGTACTGGGTGGCGAAGGCGGACCCGGCGGCCGCCGAGGACTCGACGACGATCACGTTGTAGGTGACCGTCCTCGAGCGGGACCGGTCGAGGGAGACCAGCACGCCGGAGTCGGAGGCGTCGATCAGCCAGTCGGCGGTGGGCTTGGTCGTCGGCTGGTCGGCGATGACGCCGTTGCCGTTGCGGTCGAAGTAGACCCACAGCCCGGCCTGCTTGGCGAGGTCGAGGATCGCGGTGTCGCGGGCCTGGTCGAAGGTCAGCGTCGGCGTGGTCGCCTTGCTCGTCGAGGTGACCGTCGCGGTGAGCCCGGCACCCTGGATGAGCTGCTGGATCTGGCTGACCACCAGCAGCCCCTTGGTGGAGGCGGCCGGGCCGAGGAACTTCGCCCGCACGATCCGCTGCCAGAGGTCCGGCGCGGTCAGTGACAGCTTCCCGCCGCCCTCGGTCAGCGTCTCGTCGTCGACGTCGAAGACCCCCATGGGGATCTGCACGGTCGCGCGGTTGGTGTAGGTGACATTCGCCGTCACCGTCAGCGTGGTGCCGATCGGTGCGAGCAGGTCGAACAGGCCGGGGGTCGGCGCGAGGTCGAGGGTGAGCACCCGCCGCACGCCCGGCTCGGCGGTGTCGGTGATCTGGCCGCCGACCGGCGCCATGTTCTGCGCGCCGGCGACCGCCTGCCCCTTGTAGCTGGCCGAGACGGTGTAGTTGAGCGCGAAGCCGGAGCGGATGGCAGAGCGGTAGGGGTCCGGGAGCGCGTAGGCCACCGGCGACCTCCTCGGGTTGGAAGGCCGCCGGTGGCCCGGCGGGGGATCGTGCTAGGCGATGTGGATGACGCTCGTCCAGCCGGGGCTGGTGGTCCCGGCCAGCAGGTCGAGGTAGCTGCGGTAGTCGGTGTAGAGCGACTGGTAGGAGGTCTCACTGGCGAGCACGTCGGTGTAGCTGCGCGCCGCCTGGGTGCCGCCCGCCGGCTCGTCGGTCTCGTCGTAGGGCAGCGTGGCGATCAGCCAGGACTCATAGACCTTGTTCGTCGGCTCGTCGTACTCGACGTCGGCGACCGAGATGTACTTGGTCGCGTTGTTGTAGCCGAGCGTGGCCGGCACGTTGAGCAGTAGCACCTGAGTGTCGGCGAGCAGGGCGTCGAGGGCCGCCTTCTCCCCGGCCGTGCGGATGTTGAGCACGAGCTGGGAGTTCTCCCCCTTGCGGGCGCCGTCGGTGATGACCACGACGTTCTTGCGGCCCATCACCGAGAAGACGCCGCGCGCGGCGGTGTAGGTCCGCTTGGCCCAGGTGTCCGGGGCCAGGGACACCGTCATCGACAGGTCCGGCACCCCGGGGTGGATCAGCCACACCGCCTCCCCGGGCACCGTCACCTGCGCGGAGACGTTGCCCGGGGAGTTCATCGCGAAGTAGCTGACCGCAGCGCCCATCGGGGCCTCGTAGTCGTAGGCCAGGGCCGCCCCCCCGGAGATGGGCAGCGGCGCCCCGTCCGAGGTCCGCACGACACTGGTCGTGCCGTCCGGGTTGTTGCGGATGATCGTGTCCGAGGTCTCGGTCGAGTCCGCGTCGGTCAGGTTGAGCACCACCCGGGGCGGGGTGCTGGTGGTGTCGACCGTCGGGGTGATCGTCGCCGAGTACGCCTGCAGAACGTAGGTCGACGCGGACGCCTCGGCGGTGCCGGTCCAGGAGTAGACCTGCCCGCCGGCCGAGCCCGGGTTGACGTCGGGGGTGTCACCGTCGAAGTACGTGCCGACGGTGCCGCCGAGCTCGACCAGGGCGGCGGTGGCGTCGAGATAGTCCCCGACGGCCCAGTTGCTGCCGCCGGTGGCGCTCTGCACGACCGCCGTCATGCAGGTGGCCCCTAGCCCGGCCAGTGCGCCGGCGTAGGAGAGCCGCGTCCAGGCGCTCCCCGCCACCGCCGTCGCGGTGCCGGGGACACTGTTGATCAAGGTCCCGGAGGCGTTCCAGTAGTTGACCGTGAGCTGCAGCGTCTGCGCCTTGGAGCAGCGGACGTAGAGCGAGACGGTGTAACTGTTGCCGCCGGTGATCGCGAACGGCAGGCCGCTGCTCTTGCCGTCGAGCAGCACCCCGCCGCCGATCGCGGTGGCCGCGGTCGTCCAGGTGGCCCGAACGAGGGTGCTCGGGGCGCCCGGAAACGCCGTGTTCGCGGCGCCCTGCTCGGACAGGTTCCCCGCGCCGGACGGGAAGTAGGTCCCCCAGCCGGGGGTGGCCGTCGCCCGGGGGTTGGGGGCCAGGTTCGTCCGAGTGGTGGCGTTGTAGAGGCTCACGCGGGTCAGTACCTCCCTCGGTTGGTGGCCGCCGTGGCGAACTGGACGATGCGGCCGTCGAGCAGGGCCGTGGTGGCCTCGCCGTCGAGCTGCAGCACGATCGGCTGCTGCCCGCCGCCGGCGGCTGCCGGAGCGAGGCGGACGCCGCGGCCCGGGTAGGCCGGCAGCCCGGCGTTGATCTTCTGCAGCAGCGGCAGGTTCGCCGACGTCGCGGCCGCGTTGACGACGAACTCGCCGTCGGAGAGCCGGCGCAGGATCGAGTCCGAGGTCCCGGTGCCCGCGCCGCGCACCAGACCACCGGCCGCGTGGCCGGGGATCAGGTGGAACGCGGAGAACGCGCCGGCGATCTCCTTGCCCGTCTTGTCGACCGCGTCGAGCATCACCGTCTTGCCGTTGGGGATGCTGGCGATGGCCGCCTTGAGCGCGGCGATCCCGCCGCTGGCGTGGTCGTTGAGCGTGACCGAGACCGAGCCGTTGGGCAGCTCCTTGACCGTGAGGCCCAGGTTCTTCAGCGACTGGATCTGCGCCCCACTCGCAGCCGAGAGGGTGGCGGTGTTGCCCTTCCAGGTGGCGTCCTGGGTGAGCCCCATCTGCTGAATGACGCCCTTGAGGTTGCCGACCGACTTGACGTTCCCGTAGACCGCGAGGTCCTGGGACTTGGCCGCAGCGATCGACCGGTGCGTGGCGTCGGTGACGCCGAGGATCGCGTCCTCCTCGTTCTTGTAGTCCTGGATGATCCCCGGCAGCCACGCCGAGCTCTGGCCCTGCTTCTTCAAGGCGTCGAGCTGGGCCTGGCTGGACGCGATGGCCCGGTCGTAGGCGGCCTTGACCTTCGCGACCGCCGCCGGGTCCCCCACCGCCGCGCTGGTGACGGTGGCCGAGTCGACCCCCACCGTCGCCGCGGAGTCGACGAGGTTGAACTTCTGGTTGCCGATCTTGGCGCCGATCAGCGACTGGTATGCCTGCTTGCGGATGTTGGCGTCGATCGCGCCGTTGTTGTCGCCGATCGCCTGGGTCAGGTTCTTCGTGTCGGTGGTCAGCGTCTCGGTGTTCTTGCCGATCTTGCCCAGCCAGTCGAACAGCGTGGGGAGGAGCAGGATCGCCGCCGTGATCCCGAGACCCCAGGGGCCGCCGAAGAACGACATCAGGCTGCCCCCGGCGCTGCGCAGCCCGCTGAGGGCCCCGACACCGACGCGGCCGACGACCGCGCCCATCCCAGCCATGCTTGCCCCGACCTCGGAGGTCACCGTGGACGCGGCCGACCTCATGCCCGTCCAGGCCCGGCCCAGGCCGGTGGACATGGCCAGGCCCGCCGTGGTGACCCCGGTGCGGATGGTCGCGTTGAGGGCGGCCATCGACTCGGCCGCCTTGGCGGGCAGGCCTGCCAGTGCCGCGCCCGCCTCGGTGACCGCGCCCCGCATCCCGGCGCCGAGCGTGGTGCCGAGTTCGGCCACCGACCCGACGACCTCACTCGCCCCGGCCTGGAGCCGGACGAAGGCGCCGGTGACGAGGTTGTCGATCGCGATGGCGGCGTCGCCGGCGGCCGCCTGCAGGGTGCGGAACGGCACCCACGAGTCGAACGCCGGGGTGGTCGAATACTCGGCGAGCTGCGCGAAGTATTCGCTCGTCGCCGCCCGCATCTGCAGGAACTGGGCGCGCACGGTGTCCGCCCCGGCGGTGACGCCGGAGGCGAACCGCGAGACCCCCTCGTTGGCGGCGATCATCGCGCCGTCGACACCTTCGGCGAAGGTGGTCATGGCGCCCCGGGTGGTGGACACCGCCGTCTTGACGCCGTTGAGCGTCGCCGGCAGCAGCCCGACCTTCGTCCTGGCCCCGTCGACCGAGGTGGCCCACAGGCCGGTCTCCTGGCGGGTGCCGAAGAGGGCGGTGCGCAGCCCGGAGACCCCGCCGGAGGCGGTCGAGGCGGCCGTGCCACCGAAGCCCACGAGTGCGGCGCCGGCGGTGCCGACACTGCGGGCGGCGGCCTCGGCACCGCTGCGGACGGCGGCGAACATGCCCACCCCGGGCCCGCCGAAGAGGTTGCTGCGCTGCAGGCTGGTCGCGCGGGCGTCGCCGAACGTCGCCCCGTAGCTGCCGAGGACGCCGCCGGTCGCCCGGGCCGCCGAGCTGGTGTTGCGGACCGCCGAGCCGACGAAGCCGCGCAGGCCACTCCCGCCGGAGGTGGTCCCGCCGGACCCCACGATGGCGCGGGCGCCGAGCAGGCCGGGGAACATGCCGGAGCGGAAGACCGCGATCCCGGCCAGTGCCACGACGGCGTCGCGGATGAGCCCGGGCAGCGCGGCGAAGGCCTTGGCGATCTCGCCGACGACGCCGAGGACGACGCCGAGGATCGGCAGCGCCACCGAGCCGATCGCCCCGATCGCGGTGAGCGCGATCGTGCCCCAGTCGCCGAGGGACTGGATCGCGGCGGACAGGCCGTCGCCGAAGTCGGTGATGATCTTCTGCGCGCTCTTGGCGACGCTCGAGGTGGCCACCTGCGTCCACAGGTCGCCGACCTTCGTCGCGATCCGGCCGACCTGCGTCTCGATCTCGCCAAACACCTTCTTGGCGGTGCCGAACACGCCGCTGGCCGTGTCGGAGTGGAAGACCTTGCCCAGGCTGACGGCGAACGCCTCGGCCTTGGGGATGCCGGTGGTGGCGATCCAGCTCGCTATCCCGCCGAGGACGGGCAGCAGGCCGGTGCCCACCTTGACCATGACCGCCTGCAGCGAGTCCTCGAGCTGCTTGAACTGGAACTTCGCGGTGTGGGTGACCGCCTCCCACTTCGCCTGGAAGTTGTCGCCGTCCTTGACGATCGCGCCGAGCTTGCTGTGGTACCGGTCGATCTGGTCCATCAGAATGGTCAGGCCGGCGCCGGAACGCTTGGTGAAGACCTGGGTGAGGAATGCGCCGAAGTCCTTGGTCGTCATTCCCGCGTCGACCATGTGGGTGTGCAGGTCATCGAGGGCCTGGGTCAGGCCGCCGGCCTTGATGTCATTGATCAGCTTCTCCTGGGAGAGGCCAATCTTTTCCAGCAGCGGACCGCCACCCTGGGCGACCTTGAAGAAGGACTGCACGGCCATTCGGAGCATGGTCGCGGCGTTGGAGCCACGAATGTTCAGGTCACCGAAGGTGGCCAGGGCGGCGCCGGTCTGGTCGAGGTTGACGCCGTAGGCCGCCATTGTCGGCAGGAGACCGTTGTGCATCGCGTCGTTGAGGTCGCTCATGCTCATGTCGCCCTCGCCGACGATCGAGAGCAGCTTGCCCATCGTCTGCGAGTAGGTGGCGCCCTTGTCGATGCCGGAGGCGATCGTCGAGGTGAGCGAGTTGACCGTCGCCTCAAGGTCGGCGTGGCCGATCGCCGCGCCCTTGGCGGCCACCGTCACCGCGTCGAGGGCGTCCTTGCCCTTCAGCCCGATCGAGGCCATGTGGTACAGGCCGGTCGCGAGCTCGGTGGGGCTCTGCGCGACCTTTCCGGCCAGGCCGAGCACCTGATCCTTCAGGGCGTAGACCGACGCGCCGGCCGCACCGGTCAGGTTCTTGATCTGCACCATCTGGGCCTGGAAGTCGCTGGCCTTCTTCACCGAGACCGCCAGCGCCGCGCCGAGCGCGGCGACGCCGAGACCGGCGGCGAGCCTGCCCACGGCGCCGCCGGCGGTCTCGGCTTCCGCCCCGACCTTGCGGAAAGCCGGGCTGGCGTTGTCGATTGCGATGAGGTCCCAGACGAGCGCCAGCGTGCTCATTTACAGCCCCATTCCGTTCACCCTGCGGTCGATTTCGATGAGCACGCGCTCCATTAGCGCGGTCGCCATTGGGCGCGCCTTCTCGCCGCCGCGCTGGTAGTAGTCGACGGTCGGCGCGTAGGAGGTCTGCGCCCAGTGCTCATTGGGCTTGGGCGTCATGTAGCGGCCGAAGACCGGGTGCTTCCACGGGCCCTTGTCGCCGTAGCGGCCGCCGCCGGTGTACTGCACCCGGATCCACATATTCCGGCCGGAACTGCGGACGTAGCGGCGAGGCTTTCGCCGCGCCATCCACTCGTTCATGCCGCCGCCCTTGGGGAAGTCGGCGGCCGCCTCGGCCTGGATCTGCTGGACGACCGGGATGACCGCCTCGCGGAGGGCGGCGTTCATCTCCTTGCGGACCTCGACCAGCCCGGCGGCCCGGATCTTGGCCACCAGCCGGGGGAACTCGGTCTCCCCGTTGACGACGCGGACGCTCACACCGACTCCTTGAGTAGTTGGTCAAGCCGGGACTGCACGGCCGGGTCGAGGCGCCCGGTCGGGTCGGCGCCGAGCGCCTGGGTCCACTCGCCGAGCGCGTCATCGACGTCGAGCGGCTCGAAGTCCCCCCCGCCGACCGCCAGGGCGATGAGCTGCGCCTGGCGGTCGGCGATGAGGAGTTGCCGCAGGCGCTCGACCAGCAGCTCGTGGGCGATGTCGCAGAGGTCGCGCAGCGGGAGGGCTACGCCGAACGGCTCACGCCGAGCGCCAGGTCCGGCCGGGCCGGGACCGCCGGCGGGGGCGTAGCCCCACCGTCGGGCCGCGACTCGGACGTCTCCTTGATGGGCGCGGGCCCAGAGGAGGAGTCGGACGGCGCCCCAGTAGGGCGCTCGGCATCGAGCGCCAGCCGGTCCCGGAAGACGACGAGGTAGTCATCGGCCTTCGCGCGGTTGCGCCGGCTGACCTGGCGGAAACGCTCCTGGTCGGCGTCATCGACGCACCCCAGCGCCAGCCGCCAGGCGACGGCCAGGCCGCGCAGCCCCTCGGCCTCGATGCCGTTGTCGAGCGCCTCGGCGAACTCGGTGACGGCGAACTGGTCGATCTCCTCGGCGTAGACGAACTGCTCGCCGAAGTAGCTGAAGGTGGTGGTCCCCACTGTGATCAGCCCCGACCGTCGCCGGCGAAGAACCAGCTGTAGGCAGGCGTCGTGGACACGCCCTTCACCACGTTGGCGGTGAACGGGATCATGGCCATGTTGGGGGCCTTGGCGAACTGCACCGACAGGTCGCCGGAGTTGCGGCAGGTGCGGCCGATCCACCGGACCGTCGAGTCGAGCGACTCGTAGCCGAGCATGAACGCGGTCTCGGCCTGCGGGTCGGGCGCGTCGACCTGGGTCAGGCTCGTGACGGTCGCGCCGGTGACCGTCTTGACCGCGTTGTTCAGCGCCCGGGCGAGGTTGCTCGCCGTGAACGTGAGCAGGTCGAAGGACGCCGTCACGACGCGCTTGGTGGTGCGCGAGTCCAGCGGCATGTAGTCCTCGGCGGACTCCAGGTCGGAGCTGGTGGCGTTGTCGCTGATCTTGGTGCCGGACGAGGTGCGGCCCAGCGGGATCCAGGCGATCGGCCAGGGGTCGGTGAAGAGGCCGCCGGCGACGGTGTTGGCGGGCTCGGCGGTGCCCAGCGGGGCGAAGAGGAGGAAGCCGGCGTCCGTCAGGACGTTCGGCGCGGGCAGGGTGACGTTCGCGGTCACGCGCGGGGCCTTTCATGCGAAAACCCCGCACCGGTGACCGGTACGGGGCGAACGGGGTGGGCTGTTCAGTTGTGGGGCGGGGCGCCGCCAATGACCCCTGGCGGCGGGGGAGCGGGGGCCGACTAGGCGGCGGGCGGGACCGGCGGCAGCCCCTCGAGCGGCGCGGTGTCCTCGCCGTCGTCGGCGGGCGCGACGTCGTCGACCCGGCGCACCAGGCCCTGCTCGTCGTAGCGGTACCGCTCGACGTTGCTGACCGGGACCGGGTGGCCCGGGCGGTAGGCGACGAGGCCGTTGAAGTAGATGTCCGCGACGGCCTCGAAGGTGCCGTACTCGGCGAGCTCGGCCGCGGCGCGGGCCTCGTAAGCGGGGGTGGTCACTGAGCGGTCCCTCTCAGTCGATGGTGGTGGAGTAGCGGAGGACGTGGATGAGCACCGTGGCGCTGCCGTTGGCGTTGCTCACGGAGTGCACCTCGACGGAGGTCTCGACGGACGAGTCCGGCGACAGCACGCCGGTCAGGCGCCGGTCGTCGCGGGTCCAGGCGTCGATCGCGTCGGCCACGGCGAAGCAGTCGCCCTCGGCGATCGAGCCGTCGGCGTCGCCGGTCTGCGCGACGATCTGCGAGCGGATCTCGCCCACCTCGCGGCGCGACCAGCCGTCGTACTGCAGCGCGGTCTGGTAGGTGCCGGCGTTGTCACCATCGACGTAGCCGACGGTGACGTACCGCTCCGGGGCGTCGCCGGTGATCGGCGGCCCGGCCAGCACCTCGACGTCGGTGAGCCCGGCGAGGGTGGGGATGGTGGTGACCATCGCCGCCTTGACGCTCGGCCAGGCGGGCATCAGCCCACCCCCGGCGGCCGCAGGTAGGGGAGCAGCAGCTCCATCGTGTCCGGGTGCAGGAAGCCCAGGTCGCCACCGAAAGCGGGCGGGGCGTCGTCCATCCCGCCGGCGGGCAGCGGCTGGGCGCCGCGCTGGGTCTTCCACATGTGCCGGACCTGGATGAGCACCGCCCGGTTGACCGGGTCCGGGATGTCGGCGCGGCCGACGGTGTAGGTGACGGTGAAGACCGAGCCGGGGCCGAGGAAGGGGAGCTGGCTGCCCATGAGCATCCGGCGGGCCACCCCGCTGGCCGTGTTGAGCCGCCAGTTGGCGGTGTCGTCGATCGCCGTCGCGCCGAGCCAAGGCTCGATGAGCACGGAGGTCAGCGCGGTCGCCGGGGTCTGCGACAGCACGATGCTGTAGCCGTGGTCGTAGATTTCCTCGGTGACCGAGTTGCCCGCCGAGAGCGGGCCGATCAGGTCGCCGATGGCGGCCACGGCGTCGGCGAGCGTCTGGGTCAGCTCGGCGTCGTCGGTGGTGCGGGTGATGTTGAGGTAGGTCTTGGCGTCGGCCAGGCCGACCAGGGCGGACACGGCGGCCTCCCGGCGGGTCGGTTACTTGTCGCTGGCGCGGGGCGCCGCGGTGGTCTCGATCTCGTCCTCGCCGGGCGCCTGGTGCTTGCCGCGCTGGGCGGGCACCTCGGGGCGCCCCAGGCCGTACTTCGCGGCGTGCTCGACGGCGGACAGTTCGCCGTCGACCTCGGGGTCGGCCGTGGCGAGGTGGTGCAGCGCCTGGGCGCGCTCGACGGCGTCCTCGCCGAAGCGGACGAGCAGATCCTCGGGCAGGGTCGTCAGGTGGTCAGCCACGAAGGGCCTCCTCGGGGTGGGGGATGGTTGGAAAGCACGGGCGCCAGGGGTCGAACCTGGAAACCTCCGGTTTTGGAGACCGGCGCTCTGCCTGTTGAGCTACGCCCGCTTGCTCAGGTAATGGATTGCGCGCTCCAGGTGCAGGGCGTCGTCGCGAAATAACCCAAGAGCGAGGTTGTGGCTGCTGCAGAGCACCCCACGAATGACGCCCGTCTCGTGACAGTGGTCGATGACGAGGCGGTCTGCGGAACCGCAAATCCAGCAGACCTTGCCCGCCTTGTACGCTGCGGCCTCGCCCTTTGTTAGCCCATGCCCAGCGTTACTGGGCTCCCCACTGCGGTCACGGTTCCTACCGCCGCGATTCTGAGACTTGCCAACCGCGCATAGATATGAGTTCCGATCCTTGCGGTGGTAAAGCCTCACCGGGCCACATGTCTGACATACGCCGCTCAGGGTCTGCGTGTTCTTTTCTAAGATCCGGTGCTGCATCTGGTTATCCACTCGGGGTGACCCCCGGCCGCCTCTCGGAGTAGTGAGAGGCGGCCGGAGGTCACCGATCGAGGGGGTTGGATCAGCCGAAGGAGGGCGTGACCGCACCGGTGCCGGTGATGGTCGCGATCGACTCCAGGTGGCGGTTGACGATCGCGCCGATGTACGAGTAGGCGCGGAACAGCACGCCCACCGAGGAGGCGAACGGCTCGCGGAAGGCCTCCACGCGCAGGTCGCTCTCGTACAGCTCCAGGTCGTCGAACTTGGCCACGATGATCGTGTCCTGGTTCGTGCCGGCGCCGACGTTGGTCGGGATCAGCGGGTCCACGTAGACCGGCAGGCCCAGCAGCTCGACGCCCTTGAAGCCGGGCGCGGAGGGCTGGGGGCCGCCGACGCCGATGGCGTTCATGGCCTGCGAGGACGGCACCATGAGCGGGCGGCCGTTGCCGTCGCTCTTGGAGGCCAGCCACCAGTACCGGCGGGGGTGCATGACGATCGCGGTCGGCGCCTGCAGGCGGCCGCCCTCGACGGCGTTGATCGCCTGCGCCAGGGCGCCGTAGATGCCCTTGACCGTCGGGGTCGCCTCGGTCCAGGCGATCTGGTTGCCGGCCGCGATGGGCGCGGTGAGCAGACCGTTGACCACGGCGTTGTTGGACGCGCCGGTGCCCGCACCCGAGAGGGTGTTGACGCCGACCTGCTTGGCGTACTCGGCGGCCAGGTCACGCATGATGACCCGGTCGAAGTCGAGCGCCGTCTGGTCGAGCAGCTGCTGGCTCACGACCTGCGTGCCACCGAGCGTGCTGAAGCCGGTGCTGACGAAGCTGGACGTCATGTCCTGGCTGGTCAGCGCGGTGTTCTGGGTGGCCTGCTCGCCGATCGCGGTCCCGCCGGTGATCTTCGGGATCGAGATGGAGGACACGCCGGAGGGCACCGGGTTGTGGTTGTAGAGCTCGGCGGTGACGCGGCCCGGGCGGACGAGCTCGATGTACTCGTTCACCAGCCACGCCGGCGGGGCGAACTCGCCGCCGGACCCACCGGCGGTGTTGGTGTTGCCCAGCGCGCGCTGCTCGTCGGCCATCTGCCGGGAGTGCCGGACCAGGCGCTCCATCGCCTCGTGAGCGCCGGAGCCCTGCAGCGACCGGTAGCCCATGTCGCGGAAGAAGGACGACTGGCGGTTGCCCTTGGCGTAGACCGGGGCGTCGGTCACCTGGGCGCCGCCGACGCGACGCTCCTCGGTGCCCTCGCCGGCGGCCTTGCGGGCCTCGGCCTGCTTGGCCTCGGCGGCCTCGCGCGCCTCGAGCTCCTCGATGCGCTCGTCGGCCTTGCGGATCTCCTCGAGCTTCGCGTCGAACGCGGCGCTCTCCTCCTCGGAGAAGGCCTTGTCGTCGCGTGCCTCGGCGGTCTTGACCAGCGCGTCGAGCTCGGCGCGCAGGGCCTCCCGCCGCTCCCGCATGATCGCGGAGAGCTTCATGGTGCTGACACCTCTTTCTGGGGTGCGTGGGGTGGGGGGTCCGCTGGTCGCGAGACGTGGCGCGAGGCGTGGGCATGGCCGAGCCGTGGCGCGAGTCGTGGCAGTGCGGGGTGTGAAAGCCCCGCCAGTCCCGGAGGACGACGGGGAGGAGTGCGGAAGCCGCCTGACGGCTGGGCCCGGGGGCCCTTCGTCGCCGTCAGGGGTCCGCGAAGGCCCGCCGAGCTGTGAGCCAGGGGCTCAGGCCGGGCGGGTGGTCAGAGGGGTCTCAGACCCCGGTGGGGTGGTGCCGGGCGCACCACGGGGTGCCGCCGGCGGTGTGCTTGCCGATGCGCGGGCACCGGCGGGCGTGGCAGTTGTTGCGGTGCAGCCACGCGCCGCCGATCAGCAGCGACGGCACCTGCGGGGCGAAGCCCGACCAGAGGTTGTAGGGCGTCGACTGCCCGGGGTTGTCCAGTCCGAGCAGGTGGGCCAGCCAGCCCATGGCGCTCAGGCGGCCTTGCGGACGCCCAGGGCCTGCACCAGTCGGCGAGCGTCGGACAGGCCGCGACGCTGCGCCGCCTGCTCGACGTCGACCTGCTCGGCGGCCGGCGCCTCGCGCTGCTCCACCTCGGGCCGCTCGGCGGACCGCTCGTCGTCGGCCACCAGCGGCTTGTCGCCGTCGGGGTCGGTCACGGTGACGTAGGTGGAGCGCCGGCGCACCTGCTCGGCCTCGCCGGAGAGGGTGGCCATACCGTCGGCCGCCAGCGAGTAGCCCTGCCGGTACATGTCCGAGTCGCCCCGGGTCCAGAGGGTGAAGTAGACGTAGACGTCGTCCCAGTCCTCCAGGTAGGCCCAGCCCTGCTCGGAGTAGGCGTCGCTGATCGCCTCGGAGAGCGAGGAGGCGGTGTCGTTCGCCGTCATCCGCTGCTCGGCCTCGATCTGGGCGATGGCCCGGCGAAGCTCGAGGAGCTGGCCGGCGCCGACGGTGCGGCCGCCGCGCAGTTCGCGGGCGGTCTGCTCGACGAACAGCGCCCGGGCCTCGCGGACCGAGGCCGAGGTGGCCTCGCTGGCCGGGTAGGTCACGATCGACACGTCGCCGCCGTTGAGCGAGACGTCGACCAGCGTGCGGACCGCCTTGTCGCCGGTGTAGTCCCACTCCGAGCCGTTGGCCGCCACCCGGAAGGCGAAGGACATCTGGTCGAGGTCGCCCCTGCGCATCTTCGGCAGCAGGCGCTGCACGTCGGGGTCGGACGTGTCCAGCTCGGCGCGCATGTGCAGGCCGACCTCGTCGACCGTGAGCAGCAGCGTGCCGCTCTTGGTCCGGGCCAGCGGCTGGCCCTCGTGGTCGACGAGCAGCCGCACGTCCGGCTCGGCCGACAGGGTGCGGTTGAAGGCCGAGCGGTTGACCTTCTCGATGAACGGGCCGAGGTCGTACTCGGCGTCGAAGACGCTGGCGTAGCCCTCGACGATGACCGGCGCGGCCTCCTCGTCGGAGGTGCGCAGCTCGAACGTCCTGGCGACGGCGCGCTTCTCGATGGCAGCGTGCATGGTCAGACTCCCGTGGGGTTCTCGTCGTCGGGCGTCTCGCCCTTGTCGCTGGTGGGGGTGAGGAGCGGAGCCGAGCCCGACGGGCGGCCGAGGGGCGAGATCGTGAGGGGGACCATCGCGATCTCCTCCTGCTGCTCCTTGGTCATGGGCGGCAGGCCGTCGCGGGTGCGGATCTCGGAGGGGGCGACCACCTTGCCGGCGAGCCGGAGCAGGTCGACCTGGGTCTGGGTGTGCGCGTCGAGGCGCAGCAGGGGCTCGACGTTGAACTTCACGAACTGACTGCCGGGCAGCAGCGGGAAGATCGAGTCCTCGAGCCGCTTGAGCCAGTGGCCCACGGAGTAGGTGAGGAAGCTGATCGCCCGCTGCTCGACGTTGGTGTAGGTCATCGACGAGCCGGACGGGCCGTCGATCATCGAGGCCGGGACGGTGAAGAAGCGCGCGATCTGGGTGACGTTCGCTTCCATCGTCTTGAGGAACTGGCTCTCCTCGGGCTTGACCTGGATCTGCTGGTAGTCCAGGCCCATGCCGAGCACCACCGGCTCGCGGCCGCGCATCGCGGCCAGCACCCGCTCCTTGATCGTGCGGGCCTGCTCGGCGTTGATCTGCTGGTCGGACTGCAGGATCGCCTTGGGGATGCCAGAGCCCTGGAAGAACTGGCTGGCGAAGTCCCGGGCGCCCAGGTCGATGCCGAGCATCGCCGCGGCGTAGGAGATCGGGGAGAGCCCGACGACGTCACCGGGCAGGGTGAGCCCCTTGCAGTGCCAGATTTCGTCGCGCGGGATCACCGCGCTCTTGCCGGTCCCGCTGGCCCAGCGGTACTCGACCTCGCCGCTGTCCCGGTTGACCCGCACGCTGACCGAGTCCGGGTTGACGATGTGCACGCCGGTCGGCAGCATCATCGAGTCGCGGCCGGTGATCAGCCCGTAGCAGTTGCCGCGCAGCAGCAGGCTCACCATGACCATGTGCAGCCACTCGGACTGCGTGACCTTCGGCTCCGGCTCGACCATCAGCGCGGAGTCGGCGAGCTTCTTCGGGATCGGCGAGGCGTCGTTGCGCTTGGGCCGCTTGAAGGTCTCCAACGGCAGCGAGCTGATCGTGTTGGCCAGCAGGCTCACGCACGCCCACACCGTGGGGATCTGCAGCGCGATGTCGGGGTTGGTGCTCGGCGTGACGAAGCCGCCCGGGTCGGCGCCCGGGAACGGGGGGATCGGAGGGACGGGAAAGAGCGGTGTCGGCGAGGTGCGGGTTTCGCGACCGAACAGGAGGCCCACCCGTGCCCCCTTTCTCGGGATCGAGTTAGCTGGTCGCGCGGTCGACGGCGAGGAGTACGCCGCCGACGATCAGAGCGATGGGAATGGAGAGAAGGGCGATTCCGCCGACGATCAGAACGAAGGCGAAGAGGGCCTCTATGTCGCGAATGGTCACCAGACGCTTCCTGCTATGTCGCCGCCGTAGGTGCGGTGGCCCCAGCAGGCCAACGTCGCGCTGACCAGCGGCGTGATGTCGGATAGGGGCTTCTTGCGGTCCCAGGCGATACCGCCGGCAAGGTCGCGGAGCACGGCGTCGCGCACCGAGACGTCCAGTTCCTCCTGGCCAAGGTGCCGAATGGCCTTCTCCTTGACCGCGTCATAGAGCCAGCCGCAGGCGGCGGCGTAGTCGCGGGCCGTGACCTTGTGGACCTTGACGCCGGACTTCTCCATCTCGTCGGAGAGGGTGTTCGCGGGGCTTGCCGGGTCGATTACGACCGATCCGCCCCACTTTCGGGTCTTTTCGACCAGGAATGGCACGATCCAGTCGGTTCCGGGCGCGTTTTCGACCAGTTCCAGGTGCGGAATGCCGTCATAACGGGCGCCGCAGAGGCTCACGGAGGCCCGCTTGCGGTCCACCGAGACGTCCAGCGCCCACGTCGGGGTGCCGTCGACCTGGCTGCCGGCGTAGTCGCGCTCGGCGTCCGGGCCGTCCGCGCAGGCCTCCCAGCGCCCGGCCGCGAACACGCCGCCGGCGTTGGGGTCCTCGTCCCACCAGCCGAGGCGCTCGCGGGCGAACTCCTCGGGCGGCATGGCGCGGCGCTCGGACTGGACGAACTCCAGGGCGATCCGGCGGCCGAGCTGGGGGTTGGCGCGGAACCAGCGACTCTCGTCATCGAGCCGGCAGCCCCTGACCTGGCCGAACTTGTGGGTGCAGGCGTCCTTCTGGCGGCACTCGCCGCCGACGTCGTCGGTCCACTCGACGTAGGCCAGCCGGGGATCGCGGCCGGGGCGGCCGCGGTCTCGGATCGAGCGCAGCACGGCGCTCTGCTCGAGCCCGGCCGACGAGGCGTAGATGATCTGCGGGTCGGGGCGGGCCGACAGTGTCGGCAGCAGCGCGCCCATGTGCTCGGGCTGCAGGGCGAAGGCCTCGTCGAGGATGATCTTGTCCCCCGAGAGGCCACGGCCGCCGGTCTTGGTGCGGGCCTTGAACTTGATCCGACTGCGACCGTCGTGGGTCTCGATGCCCTCGTCGCCGTTGCCCCGGGTGATCTTGACCCGGCTGGCCAGGGCGTCGGAGCCTTCGACCAGCTCGCACAGATCCCGGAAGGACTCCTGGGCGGTCGAATACTCGTGCGCCGACCAGATCACCAGCCGTTCGTCCGTGACGAAAAGCCAGCCGAGGGCCAGCATCTTGCACCAGCCGGTCTTCATGTTCTGGCGGCTGACGATCAGGCCCAGGTCGAAGGCGGCGCGCTTGCCGTCGGCGCGGAAGCCGAACGCGGCGTCCAGCAGGAGCTGCTGCTCGGCGTCGGGCGTGAAGCCGACCATCGAGCAGAGCTCGCCGACCTCCGGGCCCAGCGTGTAGGCGTAGTCGGGGAGGTGGCAGAACGCGGGCTCGACCAGGCCGGGGTAGTCAGCGAGCGGCGGCACGCTTGTGGTCCCGCTTGGCCCGCAACTCGTCGAGCGGGTCGGCGACCTTCACCTCGGCGCCGGCGAGGGCGGCCTCCATCGTGGTCCGCAGTTCCTTGACCATCGGGGCGTAGCCCATCGCCGCGGTGGTGGTGTCCACCCGCATGGCGAGGTTGAGCGCGACCGAGCCCAGCCAGGTGTCGGCCCGGCCGGCGGCGGTCAGGGCGGCGAGCACCTTGGCGTAGGTTCCACCCGGGCCGCCGGGCTGCTCCGTTGCCTCACCGACTGTGGAAGTCGGCCCGGCGGTCGCCGCCTTCTTCTCGGCGCGCACCTTCCGCTTGCGACAGCGGTCCGAGCAATACTTGCTGGCCGGGTGGTGGGCGACGAACGACTCCTCGCAGGCCTGGCAGACGCGCTTGTATTCGTGATCACCCATCGCCATCGCGCGTCACCTCCTGGGCCGCCGTCCGGGGTCGGTAAGATCGGCCCTTCGGGCCGGTGAAAGGTCAAAGTCGGACCCTGCTTTTAGCGCGGGGAGATTTTTGGCGACTGCGAGCGCGGTCAGCCGACCACCCCCCAAAAACGGGGATAATGGCGCCCGGGAATGGCCCGTCGCCATTCCCGGAATGGTGCGCCTGCCATTCCGCGTGCCATTCCGCGTGCCCCTCGCCGGCCGTTACCCGTAGCCATTCAGTAGCCATTCCGTAGTGCCATTCCACACAATGGCGCATGGCCATTCCGCACCATGCGTGGCGCCCATGGGCCCGGTGGTGGCAGGGGTAGGCGTGGCATGGCGCGCGGCATGGGCGCGGGTACCGGTCGGGCACGGTGCGGCCGTCGTCGGCGCGCGCCCTGGTCGCGCCCTGGTCAGCTGCCACCTAGCCGGGCCGGGCGCCTAGGGACACGGTTCGCCGGCTGGGACGGCCGTGCCCGCGACGGGCCAGCTCCCGTGCGGGAAGGGTGAGGCGTACCTGTATCTATGCGCGCGGTACTGCTACGCTCGACCGGTCAGCAGTACGGAGGAAGGGATCCCGGAATGTCCGAAGTCATCACGCGCGCCGACGTGGTCGCAGCCCTACGCCGCTACGGCGTGCCTGCCCGACTGGTCACGCTCGGCGGTGGAGTGCTCGCCGTTGATTGCGTCAGCGACCCTGCCCAGACTGACCAGTCAGTCATCATCACGCTTGACCTAGGCGCCGAGAGCACTGTGAGCAGTGTGGGGAGTGCCGAGATATCGGCGAACTACCCGCCGGACCCCAATCGGCCGGACGACTGTCCGCACCGTGAGGTAATCGCTTGGGAGGCTGACCACATAGCGCGACGCGCTATTGAGGTCGGTCGGGAGCTGGGCCTAACGACACTGCGGCCACTCGACCCGCGCGACTACGTGTCGGCCGCCGAATACCTCGGCACCGTCGATTACTGCCCGACCGGTCTGTCAAACGCGACTGACCGGGAACTAGACGCGCTAGAACGTGCCGCGCGCCGTAAGGGCTGGCGGCCGACTGGCGAGGCCGACACGGCCGACACGGGCGAGGACTGGGCACGGTGCGAGCTATTCGGTCACGAATGGAACGCGGACGACGTGTGCGACGCTTGCGGCGCCCCGATGGGTGAGCAGTCGTGACCGGGCGACGGATGGCACGGTGCCCGTACTGCGCCGATGATCGCTCGGCGCAGTACCGTGGAATCTGCGACGGCTGCCCATCGGGACGAGCGCAGACCGTGCGGAACGTGCGCGGCCACTGGGGCGCCGCGACGGTCTGCGCTGATCACGAGCATGGTGCGCAGTCGTGACCGGGCCGGTCTTCATCCGTATCGCCGTCGTTGGCTGCCCGTGCGGACTCTTCCCGCTGGCCGATGCGACGCACCGGACGTCGCGCGGCGCATGGGAGGCTGCCGCGCGACACGTTGCGCTAAATCCCGACAAGTGTCGGCCGGTCACAGCATGGGACTACGTACCGCCGGGGCTAGTGCCTGACCGCGACTAGCCGCGCGACCCGCTATCGGGCCCGCCTCACCCAATCGGGGAGGCGGGCCCGACACGTTCCCGAGAGTGTTTGACACGTAGCAGCGGCGTACTGCTAGTCTGACCCCTGTCAGCAGTTCCCAGACCGAAGGGTTACCACCATGACCAGCACAACCGTCCCGGCCGATCCGACCACGGTTGCGGCCGATGCGCCGTCGCGCGTCGCGGGTATCGGAAGCGTCCGGCCCAGTGACCTCGTCCGTGCGCTGGACGCCGTGATGCCGCACGCGTCCACTGACGCATTCCTGCCGATGCTGAATGCCGTCAAGATCGAGACTCGCCTCTTCCCGACGGCCGATGGTGAGGCGCCGCGACTGGTCTTCGTCGCGACCGACCGTTACACGCTCGGGACCTACTCGATCCCGTGGGACGGTGGTGAGGTTAGTGCGCTGCTGTCGCTGACCGATGCCAAGGAACTACACCGCTTTGCCAAGGGTGCGGACAAGGTCATTCGTGACCGCGCGGGATCGCTCCTGCTCGACGTGTCCGGCGGGCAGGTCTGCAACGTCAACGACGTGACCGGGCGCCGCGCAACCTACCTGCTCGGCGACGGCGCGACCTACGTCAAGTGGCAGGCAGTGATGCCGGGCGCTGACTACGGAACGGGCGAGACCGGCCGTATCGACGTGATCGGAGTCAATCCGGTGCTACTGGCGAAGTTCGCCAAGGCTGCCGGGAAGGGTGAGCCGATCCGCCTGCAGTTCGGACCGTCGGCCGTCAAGCCAGTGCGTATCACCGTCGGCGACTTTGTCGGTCTGATCATGCCGGTCAGGCTGCCCGACACGTCCGCCTGACCGGTCAGGCACCGTCGGGCCCGTTCCCTTCCATGGGGCGGGCCCGCGCGGCGCCTGACCGGTCACACGGCCGTTGTCAGCAGTCACAGAGGAAGGGGAGAGTCATGGAACTGACCGAACTATCGGAGGATGCGCCCGGCTGGGTCGCGCGCGCCGATGACACGTCCGTGAGCCTATCTAACGACCCGGTCGAGAACGGTTACGACGTCCCGTCGGTCTGCGAATGGTGCGGGCAGGAACTGGACGACGACGACCCTGATGACGTTTGCATGTCGCCCCAATCGGAGGACGACCGGCACGCGCCCATCCCGGCGCCGTTGTCATGGGTCAACAGCGTGCACGCTTTCATTGACCCGCAACGGGATGAGGTCTGGGTCAGTATCTCCGTCGGCGACCCGCGCGGGGCATTCGTGATGCGCGCCGAGCGGATGCGCTGGACCGACGACGACGGCGACCACGACGAGATCCGACTATCGGTCCCGTCGCCTGATCAGTCGCTCTTGCACATGCCGTTGACGCCGCTAGCGTCGCCCGGCTACTTCCGAGTCGGGAACTGACCGTGCGTATCAGCGGCGAGCTGGTCACCATTCCCGCGCGGGATATCCGCATCGGTGACGTGGTCATGTCGGGCGCGCCGACAGGCGTCGCCATGCGCTACGTGGTCGGGCAGCCCTACGTTACTGACGGCTACGTCCGATTCCCGGTCGGAACCGAACCGAGCGGCTACGCACTGGGCCACTGGCAGGTGAGCGCCGACATTCTGTCGTATGCCGTTATCCGTGGGCTGACGACCGAGGACTAGCCGCGCGGCCGTTGCAACGGGCCCGATTCCCCAATCGTGGGAGTCGGGCCCGTTGCCGTGTCGCTGATGACACGTAGCAGCGCAACGCGGTAGCGTCCGCCGTGTCAGCAGTTCGCACTACCGAAGGGGGCCCCCATGGGCGCCGTACTGGACCCGCAGACCGTGTCCGAGATGCTCGGCACGCTCACTCTGCTCGGCACACTCTGCGCTTGCGCACTGGTCGGCAAGATCCGGGCGGCCGTGCGCCTGCACCGTGAGTGGTGCGCCATGCGTCGCCGCGCGGCCGACTACCGCGCGCGTCAGGCTGCTAGCCGCACGGCTCAGCGCGCGGCATGATCACGCTCGGCGCTAGCGGCCGTGAGTAGCCGCTAGCGCGTCACTGACGGGCCCGATTCCCCATTCGTGGGAGTCGGGCCCGTTTCGCATTGTCAGGCGGCCGTGAGGCCTGCCGCGCGGCCGTGAGCCTTATCCGGGCACCGTGCCGCGCGTCAGGCGGCCGTCAGGCGGCCGACGGTCAGGCGGCCGACGGTTGCGCCGGGAGCTGGGGAACGACCGGGCGCCCGGCCCGGTCGCCCGGCCGTCGTTCCTGGTCGCGCCGGCACAGTTGCGCGCGTGCCATTCTCCCGCGCCCGGAATGGCCAGGGCGGCGGCCGGCGAATGGCACGCGGCGGCCGAGCCCGGCAGGCCGCGAATGGCGACCGCGGCACGGCCAGGGCGGGCCGGCGGAATGGCCCGACCGGGCGCCCCGGGGCAGGCTGGGCCGGACGGCAGGAGTAGCCGACCAAGGGGAAGTGGCCGACCTAGGGCAAGTGGCCGACCTAGGGCAAGTGGCCGACCAAGGGCAAGTGGCCGACCTAGGGCAAGTGGCCGACCTAGGGGAAGTGGCCGACCAAGGGGAAGTGGCCGACCTAGGGGAAGTGGCCGACCAAGGGGAAGTGGCCGACCAAGGGGAAGTGGCCGACCTAGGGCCGACGCTCGGCTCGAGGAGCTCGGGCCGCCGGGGGTGTGGCGCCGGCGCAGTGCTCACAGCCGGAGCAACGCTGCTTGTGGGTGCGCAGCCGGTGGCACATGGTGCAGACGAGGTCGCACTTGCCGCTCTCCTCGAGCAGCCGTGACCACGCGATCGAGCCGCCCACCTTGCTGATCGAGAAGGACTTGTCGGCCGGGTCGCGATGGTCGAAGTCGAACATGAACGGCGGCCCGACGTAGCCACAGTCCAGGCACTTACCGCCGTGCGCCTCGACGAGGCGTTCCTTGGTGCGCCGGCGGCGCTTGGCGACGTCGGCCGCGGTCGAGGACATCGCCCACCGCCCCCGCCACGTTCCTGGTCGCTCCCAGCAGGGGGTGGTCAAGGCCTACGGCCCGCAGTTATCGGGGGCAAGGAATCAGGCCTGCGATTATCGGGCGACGCCAGGATTATCGGGCTTCCGGCCGAAGTTATCGGGCCGTCCGGCGGAATATTGGCCGCCCGTGAAGTTATCGGGCGACGGCCAGGATTATCGGGCCGCCCGGAAGTTATCGGGCCGCCCGGCGGAATATCGGGCCGCGCCGAAGTTATCGGGCCGGAAAGATCAGCGGCGGCGACGCTTCTTGGCCGCCCGCGCCTTGGCGATATTGGCCCTGGACGCCGCGATCTGCTTGGCCGTCCGGGGCAGTCGGCGGGCGACCGCCTGCGCCTTCTTGATGCTCGCCCGGGACGCCGCGAGCTGCTTGGCGGATCTCGGTCGGCCCTTCTGCGCGGCGCGCGCCTTGGCCAGGTTCGCCCGGTCGGCCGCGCGCGCCCTCGCCGACGACGGTCGGGCGGAGCCGTGCCGGTGGCCGCCGGAGCCGCGCGACTGCAGCAGGTTGGCCATGTCGGCGGCGAGCTGCTTGGCCGTGCGCGCCGAGCGCGCCTCGCGTGCGCGGGCCAGCGCCATGTTGCGGCGCCGCGACTGCAGCGCATTGAGGCCGGTCGAGTGGTGCGGCCTGCGGGCGACCGCGGCCGAGCGCGCGTGGCGAATGGGCGCGTGGTGCAGCAGGCGGCTGGGCGCCTTGGCGCGGTACCCGCCGGTGCGCTTCCGCCCGGCGGTCTTCCTGGGGCGGTAGCTGGCGGGAATCCGTCGGTGGGCCCTCGGCATACCGCCGGGGCGCTGAGTGCGGTAGGCGTGCCGCCGTCCGGCGATCCAGCGCCCGCCGGTGGAGTGGAAGTGGATGACCGAGCGGTGGTGGCCACCGTCGGGGCCGCCGATGTAGACCGAGCTCGACGCGCCGAAGCGGCCGCTCACCACTGCCGGGACCGGATCGGCCGGCGGGGCGCCCTGGCCGCGCGCATCGCGTTGCCCTTCTGGGCGCCGGCGGCGCGGTTGCAGGAGGCGTGCGCCGGGCCGCGATAGCCGCGCCGGTCGTCATCGTGGTCGAGGTCCCAGGCAGCTCCGGGCGGGATCCGCTGCCCGCACCGGGCGCAGGGCACGACGCCGCGAGCGACGCGCGGCGCCCACCGCTTGCGCAGGGCCTCGTGCTCGGCGCCGTAGCCGCGCTGCGCGGTGGTCTTCTTGGGTGCGACCACGACACGCCTCCGAAGGGGTGTTGACGTATCCGCACCATGCTGTAACGTGGGCGCCGTCAGCAGGACCCACCGAAGGGATGCCAGTCATGGCCAGCAGCACCGTCAAGTTCGTCGCCGACACCGTCGGCGGCTACTCCGTCTACCGCCGCGACGGCGGGGCCTTCCTCGGCCACGTCGGCAAGCGCAGCGAGCACTACAACATCGCCCGGCCGGTGACCGTGACCTACTGGTTCGCCGGTGGCGCCGACGGGCGCACCCTCGCCGACGGCGAGGGGGTGTTCCTGCGCTTCTCGACCCGCGCGGAGGCCGCCGGGGCGCTCGTCAAGCGGTCGGTCGCGGTCGCGGCCGAGACGCCGCGCGACGAGGTCGCCGTCGCCGTTCCGACGCGGAAGATCATCCTGCGCCTGCACATCGAGGGCACCGTGGTCGAGCAGGAGGAGCACGCCGACGTGGAGTCGGCGCGCGAGCACGTCGCCGCGATGCTGGGGCGCCAGTTGCCGATCGACTTCCCGGACCGGGAGCGACTGCTCCACCTCGCCACCCAACTGCGCCCGGGCGCCCGGCTGAACCTGCCGGGCGGCGCGTACTTCACGCTGGCCGAGGCCGAGGTGGCCGACGACGACGAGTCGGGCATCGAGGACGACGAGGCGCTCGACATGGACGAGGTCTGCCGGATCCTGCGCGAGGTCTACCGGGTCGAGAACGCGCACGTCGCGGACACCGGCGGCGGGTGCATGACGATCTACGCCGGGCCCACCATCGAGGTGCCCGACTACGGCACGCGGTACGCGGTGTGCGCGGGCCCGGGCTTCTTCCAGCAGGGTGAGCCGTCGCTGGCGTGGACCGAGGAGTTCTGCTGGGGCAACGACGACTGGGACATGACTGGCGCCGTCTACGCCAAGGACGTGTGCGACAAGCCGGGCGACGCCGAGGAGGTCGCGTGGCGCATGGCCCAGTGGATGGGCGAGACGGGCGCGCACACCGTGAACCGGGAGGGGATCCGATGACCACCACGTACCTGTCGGCCACCGAGGTCGCCACGCTGCTCGGCGTGCAGCGCAACTCGCTGGGCCGCTACAAGCTGCCGGAGCCGGACGCGCTGATCGGCGGGACGCGCGGCTGGCGGAAGGACACGATCGAGACGTGGAACGCCAACCGGCGCGGGCAGGGCTGGCGGCGCGGGCAGTCGAAGGGCGGCGCGTGATGGCCGGGGCCTACTGCCGCTACTGCGGCCACCGGTGCTTCGTCTACCGGCAGGTCTGGCGCCACGGGCGGCTGGTCTTCTCCGGCCACCTAGCCACCTGCGCCGAGGGCAAGGCGTGGGACCGCTCGCAGGTCGGCGAGGACGCCGACACGGCGTACAACCCAGCGGACAGGCTCACCACCGGCGAGTGGGTCCGCGACTCGCAGGGGCGGCGCGGCTCCGTCTACACCGACGAGGCGGGTGGTTTCGTCCGCGTCCTCTACGACGGCGAGGAGGTGGACGTGCTGGTGGACGCCTCCCGGCTACGGCGGGCCCTGCCGCCGCTCTGATCGCCGATCGCCCGGGCGCCCGGTCCTCCCAGTTGGGGGGCCGGGCGCCCGCGCGTCTACGGGCGCAGGCGGGCCAGCCAGAACGCGGTGCAGTCGGCGCAGGAGGCGAGCCAGCGGGTGTGCCGCAGGCAGCGCCTCGGCGAGCACCGGGGGCACGGCTGGTAGCTGGCGTCCCGGTTGACGCCGGTGACGGCCAGCACCGAGCCGGTGCCACCGCAGGGCTGGCACATCGGGCGCCTCCCGGCATGATCTGCGCATGACGTATGGAGAGCGGGTGTGGCGGGTGCGGCGCACCGTCGTGGTCGAGGTGTCGGCCCGGACGGCACTGCTGGCGCTCGACGCGGCGCGCGGCATCGACGACGAGCACTGGGAGTCCGTCGCGTTCCTGGTCGAGCACGTCGGGCCCGACGTGTCGGCACCGACGGCCGGCGGCCGCGACGACGACTACACCGAGGCGGCGGTCGACCGGGCCGAGGATGCCGACGACGAGGAGGAGGAGCAGTCGCCGCAGCAGGAGGCGTGGCTGGCCCGCCACCAGGGCGAGCCGATCGCCGACTGATTAGGGGGCTTATCGGCGCGCGGCTTGCGGGCGGCCAGGCGGGCACGGTTCCGTCGTCGCCATGACGACGAGATCCCGCTTCCAGGATGACCTGCGCGCCGTGGCGTTCGCCTGCCCGGCCTGCTACTCGAAGCCGGGCGAGCCGTGCACGGCGCCGACCGACGACGGCCAGCGGCCGGTGCACTGGTTGCACCTAGCGCGCACCGACCTGCTCGAGGGTGAGCAGCCGGCGGGGGGTTGAACGCCAGTCCGGGGGACCAGGGCTCGCGGACTGG